GACGATGAGGACGACGATGAGGACGACGATGAGGATGAGGACGACGATGAGGACGACGAAGTCACTCCTGAATCTCTGTCCGAAATGGATTTCGAAGAACTCGAAGACCTCTGCGACGACAAGGAACTCGAAACCTCTCCTGATGACTATGATGAGAAGGACATAGAAAAGCTTCGTGCTGCAATCGCCAAGGAACTTGGTATCAAGCTTCCAAAGAAGGCAGCTCCTGCTAAAGGTAAAAAGGGTAAGAAGTAAATAATACCAGTGTAGTATTGGAGACAATAAATAATAGTTCAAAGCCCCATAATTTATCGTCAGGGATGTAAGAGAACACCAGTACTACATTTTATAAACTATAAAGGTATAGGTACATCCTAAATAAATCATTTCAAGTTAAACAACAAAATTAAAGCTATTATGGCAGACAAGAAAAAGAAGGCAGCTCCTTCAGTAGATGAGAAGGCTGCAAAGAGAAAGGCTCGTATGGAAGCTCTTAAGAACCGTCCTGCAGAGCAGAGACCAAACAGTAAGCAAATCGATGTTTTCGATGCTGGTGATACTGGTTGTGTAAAGAACTTCGGTTATCCCGTTAAGGCTAATGGCAAGCACATTGGAGTCCTGGTTACTTCAATTGCTTATGATGGTAAGGGCAATGTACTTAGCTCTAATATAGAGTTTGTACCTGGAGATCTTACTGTCAAGGCAAAGAAGAACCACGGTACCATCGTTGCTGCTAAGTATAAGACTGAAGAGCAGAAGGCTAAGAAGAAGTCTAAAAAGGAAGCCAAGGAGGAGGACGAGGATTAATTCCTGGATCACCACCAATCTTCTCAATTAATGGTTGTTGTTCATAATTGGCCCAGTTAAAAGCTGGGCCTTTTTTCTGTTTATACTCTATGGACCAAAAGGAGATTCGAAGAGAACTTACAATAGTTGCACTTATAAATCTTAATGAAGATTATAATAATGCACTAGAAGATCCTGGGATAAGCCAAGGAGAAAGAGAATTTCTTATTTCTTGTATACAAGAAATAACCCTTTATTTGGATGAACTAACCGAAAGTATGGATTCTGAACCTATAAAAAGACCAAAATGGGATCACGTATAAAACACTTACTCGAAGAGGTTGAATTCACCTATCTTAAAATGAAAACCTTATATCAAGAGATAGGTGAGGCCAATCGTAATGGTAAAAGAGGTAAAGCTCAACAATTAATACACACAAGGAGATATCTTTATAAAAAGCTCCTTACCCTCAAGGAAAAATTCAATAATATCCTTAAAGGTAGTGTATGTAATATTAAATACGAATATAAAGATTTAAATAATGAAGGAGACCATATAACTTCTAGTGCTTTATTAGTTAATGTAACCGATGAAGAGATAGAAGACATAATTAAGCTTTATTGTAGATTTCATGGTTATCAATTTATAAGGATTCTAGAAATTCAAAGAATACCTACGAAATTCGGTTAGGTAAAACTATATACTTTCGAAATGGGAAAATATCCTAAAGAAAAAGTCCCAGAGTTATATGCTGCTAAGAGAGCTCTTATAGCATATCTCAAGGATCATAACATAGATCCATCGGACACAAAAAGGATTCAGACTGATCCAGAATTGAAAAAACTAGTTTATAAATTAAATAAGGAAAGAGATAAGGTAATGGCCAATTATCCTGCTCTTGACAAGTCAAACAACATTAAATTATTAAAAATGGCTAAGGAAGACAAGAAGGCTAAGAAAGCCAAGAAGGTAAAGGAAGTTGAAGCTCCTAAAACCGAAAAGAAAAAGCAAGGTAGGGCAGTAACTAAATATGACTACCCTCAAGTAAAGGATGAAAAAACCGGTAAGATGCGGGAGATGACCAAGGACGAGAAGAAAAAGTATCGAACTGAGCAGAGGAAGGCTGCTAACGGAGGTACTACTTCTAAAAAAGAGAAGAAATCGCCTAAAGAAGCTCCGGTTGAGAATAAGAAAAAGGCCTCAAAGGATGATAAGTCCAAAACCTCCAAAAAGGCCAAAAAGGTGAAGAAGGAGGAGGATTAACCACCACCACCAAACCAAATCTCCTCTTATTCACCGCTTTCGGGATTAATTTCCTGAGTAAGCCGCCGGGGCCAAAATAAATTGGCCCCGGTTTTTTTGTTTTTACGAAAACTTTAAGAATATGAAAAAAGATAAAAAACAAGAACCCCAGAAGGTTGAAAAGGTATTTAAACCTAAAATGAGGGTAACTTTGTTGGACAATGATGGAGCTGTAGTTGGAGATCGATTGGTAGATTCTTATACAGAACTATTAGCAGGTCCAAAATTTGTACATGATGGCCCCATTCGACTCGAGGTAACCCTAGTAAACAAGGAGGACATCACATCCTTCAAGAACTACATTGACCAGCTTAATGGTACTCTACCCCTTAAGCCTCAGACACCTGGAAGAGGAAGACCTAGTTCATCTGCTCCTGCGCTAACTGAGTCACCAAGGGAAGATATCTTGGCTAATGTACAAACTTTAGCTAGTAACGGTAAAAATCAAACAGAGGTAATTAAATACCTAAGAGAATTAGGTTTTGTATTCCTTCTCACTGAGGACTTCAAATACTACTTCCCGGAGTTCAACTTCAATCCAAAGGATATAGGAGAACCTCACCATAACGGGCAATACCTACATTCACTATCGTGGATGGTACGTTGCATACGTAAAGGAAAGGATCCTAAAACCGATAAGTTTGATCCTATGATCATCTTCGGATTCTCTATCATGGATGGACCTTCTAAGAAGGTAATACCTTACCTCTATAAGGAACGTAAAGCTCCTATAAAGATTAAGGAGGGAAAGAAAACTCTATCATTCTCTTCTGTAGAGTTTACTAAATTGCCCCCCTATATGAATGAGGAGGAGAGACTTAAATTCTCTTTCGAGCAACGTCAATTACTACTCAACAAAGATAAGAAACCTTCTAAGTTCTTCTTAAGGTGGGCTCCTGATTGCCAATTCCCAGATTCTATCAAAGATAAGATTCAAGAAGCTCTTCAACGGAAGTAACCTACACTAACTAATGAATTATGCAAAGATTTTTTATAAATTTCTTGCATAATTCATTTTTTATTTGTAATTTTGTAAAAATTTAAAAGTATGGAACAAGCAACTGCCAACATCATTAAATTGATTGCCGATATCCAAGTAGAGGCACTCAACAAGTTAAAAACAGAACAAGTACAGGAGTTTTCAGAGGATGAGCTTTGCAAACTCTTACAGGTAAAGCCTGAGGATATTACAGAAGCCATCGATAATCATATTCAAATATATGAGGATATGAAACAGTCTCCTGATATGATAAAACTGCTAGATGAATATCAAACCTCACTTTGCTCATACATTCTTTGGAAGATGGAATCTGAATGGGTTAACATTAACCAAGAAGGAGTACTTGGAGCATGGTCTATTATTATTGCAGCACAACGTAAGTTTCACCCTGAATATCGTATAATCCTATGAGAATCATAAAACCTAAATTTGAAATACTTACACAGGAACCAAACCTCGGTCTCTTAGGTGTATTTCAAATGATTAAAACAGCAGGGCAGACCTGTTATGATTCAGAATCTAAAAGAACTCCAAAGGAATTCGTAGATATGATCATCAAATCAGGTCATGGTGCTATGCTTGAACATGGTACAATTTACCTGAAACTTGAGATCACAAAAGATAACTGTACTAAATCCTTTGAATATAAATCTGCAGGATTTACTAGTCACTATAATTGGTCAGATGTAGTAGGTAACATAGGTGCTAAGTATAGTGATAACCCATACTCATTTGTACATTATGTAAAACATGGTATTACTAATGCTCCAGTACACACTTATTATATCACTACTAACTACAGGGTAATTATTGAGAATGGCTGGGAAGAAGATCTTCAGTTTATATGCGAACCAACAGAATATCACGAAAAGAGGGTAACTGTTAGATTCACCACTCAGATAGCAATATCCAGAGAGTACAATAGGCATAGGGTTGATTCTATTGCAGAACAATCTACAAGATACTGTAACTACTCTAAAGATAAATATGATGGCCAAGTTTCAGTAGTATGTCCAACATGGGTCCAGGAGTTATTTGGTGAAGAGGCTAGGCAAACTACCCTATCCATTAGAGAATTATGTCATGATATTTACATTGGTCAAGATAATGATGAATGGGATGCTTTACGCTACTGGTTATTCGGTAACCTTGCTGCTGAGTATTCATATCTCAATATGCTAAGGCTTGGAAGAACTGCACAAGAGGCAAGAACTGTATTGGCATTAGATACTCGTACCGAATTAGTACATACTGCCTTTGTATCAGATTGGAAACACTTCTTTAATCTCCGGGCTTTAGGTACTACTGGTAAACCTCATCCAGATGCCAAGATATTGGCTGAACCACTCATGGAAGAATTCAAACGTTTAAAACTCATTTAATATGAAAAATCCTAACATCAAAGTATTCGAGAAGTTTTTCGGAGTAGAATTTACTCCTTGTGAATCATCTAATATTGAGGCCTATGCCAAGATTGCTGATGGAGTACATACAGATATCCTTATCCTGTACAAGAACCTAAAATGTTATCGGTACCTTGGTGCAGGGAAACTTTATGATGAGCTTACCCAAGCTGACTCCAAAGGTAAATGGGTTAATGCTAATCTAGTAAAAGGAAGGTTTAAGCTTATAAGATATGAATACAAATAATAAAGAGTATTCTAGAAAGACCGTTGGTATTGCCTGCGGTCTTTTATTATTTGCATATATTGGAGCTTACCATTATTTAATAAGTGAAGGTAATAAAAAACCCATATATAGTAAAAGGCCTAATATAGAATTGTCTCAACATACCAGTAATATTAATAGCGGACCATGTGCACGAAAAATAATAAAGAGTATAAAGGTTGTCCCAACTACAGAGACCTACGAAGTATCACAGTGGATAACCTCTGGAGATTGGAGCCACGATAACTATCCGTTAACAATAACTATACCTTCTCAAAAGGTAATCATGGATATTGACTATGTGGAGGACCATTGGGATGACTTTATATCGGATCCTGAAGATGAAATCCTATATCCTCCAGATATATTCCAATAGGCAATCCAAATGGAAAACCTCACATTTTTTAAAATTTTTCGATAAAAAATTTGCATATATAAAAAATAATATGTAATTTTGCATTGATAAAAATATTTAATAAATCCTAAGTTAAGGAACTGCAAGGAAGCCTTACACAAAAGATCCTTCAATAATTAACATTAGTCACGGGCATAAAAACCCATTAACCATTTAACTCGTTTAGTTATGAAAACGAAAAAGAACAACACCAAGAAGGAGCAGATCACTGCTCAGGTAGAGAACCAGGAAATCGTTGCCAATGCAACGGAAGTTACTAACCCAACTTCTTCTCAGGAGGAGACCTCTATCAAGGAGAATCTCGAAGCCATTGCTTCAGGGAAGAAGAACAAGAAATCAAAGAAGGATAAGAAGACCAAGAAGGCTGAAGTCATCGAAGTTCCAGTTGCCGAGTCCAAGAAGAAGAAGGACAAGGTAGTCAAGGACGTTGCCAAGAAACAGAAGGCATCTATCAAGGAGAAGGTAGTATCTGAGAGGGAGGTCAAGTACATCTATCCACTCAAGGAGGACGAGGAAACTGGAGAAATGAGGGAGATGACCAAGGACGAGAAGAAGTCCTGGAGACAATCTACCCGTAACGAATATCGTTCACTTGAACGGGAGATGAACAGATTCATCCAGGATCAGAGCTCTAAGGAATACAAGGCAGCTAAGAAGGCATTCGATGACTATGCTGCTCAAGTACTCAAACCGGGAATGGCAATCTAATCCATTCCCTAATCTTCTGATTATGGCAACATCTGCTCCGAGATATCATATTTTTACTGAGAAGGAACTGAAGAAGAGTCTCAAGGAGCTCATCGAGCTACATAAGAGATGTATCAAAAGCTACTTAGTATCTAAAGATGTTAAGTATAAAACTAGGAAGAAGTTTGACAGGCTGTATGATTATTATATTAATAACTCTAACATTCGTGATTTCTTCTTCCTACCTATAGCTATCTTCGTTCAAGCAGCAGTAAAGAACCAGTTAGAAAATGTAAGAACTTATGCTCACCGAGAAAATAAAACTAAGAAGCGTAAAAGTAGAGTACGTAAAGGGTAAATATGCCTTCAAACAACGTGTAAACGTACTGAGTGAGTGTGATAAATATCACATAGAGTTTTCTGGACCAATATCTACATTTCAAAGAGATCCAGATAGTATACTTACTTTATATGATGTTGAGAGACGTCGTGGGAGACTAGATAAGGAATCTAGAGATGTCCTTAAAGGTCTCCAAATGAATCTCAATAATACTAAGATAATTGAATCAAAAGGTGTAACCCACGTAATTATATACGAATGTTTAAACAAGTAACATACAACACCTATATCGGCAAAGGTAAACTTAGTCTGGTAAAAGACCATCAATTTATCAATGGTTCTACGAAAATAGGAGATATTGCCTATCCTGTAGTGATACTTGATAAAGATAGAGATAATCTTAAATGGCCTGACTATTACCTTATGGGACTTTATATAAGTCCTACTGAAGAAGATCCTGTAGAAATGTTCCAGGTAGTAAAACCCTATGAAACTTGTATTCATCATCTGTATATTACTGGTATACCAAAGGGAGCTAAGAGTTTAAAACCATTTAGATTACAAGATTGCATCTGGTCCTCTTACTATGAGGATAATCTACACGGATTCTTATTTCAAATCGTTAAAAGTGACACAATTTTAAAACTACAAGAAGAAAATGAAACTATCAGCTGAAGAATATTGCCAGTTGTTCCGAATGGACCAACCACATTTTAATTTCAATCGTCAGGATTTTATCAAACGCTTTGGCCTTGATTTCCTTGATTCACTCAGGTATTCTGAAGATTATAATCCTAGTACTGGGTACCTTAAGTACAGGGCCTTCAAAAAGGAGGTTGCCCAAGCCCAAAAGGTATTCAATGAGATCTCTGCCCAAGTTGAGGAGGCTGGTAAAAAGCCACTCTCCAAAGGCCTCTGGAATGTATTCTATGCTTCCTACGTAATAGAATCTCGTAAGGCTTTATTTAAGGATGTACAGGACAGGATTGATCACAAGAAAAAGGTTGCTGCTGCCCAATGGGCACCCCTAAAAGGTTTATCCGAAAAATTACATTCCGATGAAGACAAGACAAAAATTAAACCTTCGAAAAAAGGAAAGCGAAATCCTTGAACTCGGAGGCAATCATTTCAAGGTAGGGCCTTTTTATAGGCTTTACCTTGATTTTCCGTTTAAAACCGGAGATCAATCCTTTACTCGGGATTTATATTCCGATAAACCATTTAACCTTATACATACAAGCAAAGGAAATTGGTACGCAGTATTCTATATTCCTGAACTTGATATGTATTTACTTAAACAATTACAATGGCTAGAATATAGGGAAGACGTAGATATATACAAATCTTATTTATATGGTAGGTATGGCAAAAAAAGAAAACCTTTATAGATTCCCAAGACCTATGGGGACTACTGCTCTTGCTCTTCAGTATCAGCAGAATAAAACAAAGGAGAATAAAGAGGCCCTTTATAATTATATAATCCATAATTGGATCCTGAGTAATGGTAAATTTGGTAATGTACCCATGGATATTAATACCTTAGCAAGAATCTTAGGTATTACTATAGAGTACATCCAACTTTATATGCGTGACCATATACTTACATCAAAGATATGGCAACCTGAAATCCAACAGGATCTAATAAATGGTCTGCTTGGCCAACAATTGTCGTGGGCTTTAGAGGATAGGATGGAAGTAATGCAACAAGTTGAGATATTGAAAAATTCTCAAAATGGCCACTATACTCCATTTATCTCAGCAGAGCTTAATAAAGCCCTTAAATTAAGGCTTGAAACTTCTGCTTCATTACAGCAAGTTATTCGTACTTTTACCGGAGGAAGTACTACTAATATATTTAACCTCAATCAACAAAATAATGTCCAGCAAAATAATTATATTAGCAGAGACGAAGCCATGGAACTTATCACAGAATCCAAGGCTTTTTTGCAAGATAAATCAGAGCAAGCCAAATACCTCGAAAGTAACTATGATCTAAAATCATTACCATCCATAGTAGCAAATGAGGATATGGATAACGATGGTTCTACCTTTAATGTAAATAGACAGGAATTAGATGAAATTACTCAAGATTATAAAGGAGCCATAGAATCTTCTTCTAAAGCTAGACATGAAATGCGTAGGGAGATAGAGATGAGAATAGATCAAAATGCTGAAGATCCCGAGTTTGATACCTATGAGGAGGAGGTACCTGATCCAGAACCAATCTCAATATCAGAACAATTTTTAACCTAATGGCTTCAATTGGTTATTATAGGTTTTGCATAATTAAAAATAATTTTGTAATTTTGCATTGATAAAATAATATTTATAAACCTTATAAACAACAACATTATGGAACAACAAGAAACAACTATGGTAGAGTGCATCCTTAGAATACAGAATGCTAACTTTAACAAAGACCTCAAGGTAGACATAAGATGGGATCTATTGGACGATGACTCCTGGGAGTTCCAAGACATTTACAATGGAGCAAGCCAAACTTTGTTACAGAAGTACTTGCCTCAAATGAAAGCCGAAGGTACTAAGATATCATTGCTTAGACCATTTGATATCAAACAGGATGACTTCATAGGATTTATGGAGGAAGCTGATGTCAATAAGGCTTCTGCAGATATCAAAGCTATCCTTGAAGGCTTACCAGAAGATAAACGAAAGAAGTTACTTGCTCAACTAAAAGACAAGTAATACCTTAAGCGGACCATGTGCATAATGACTATATGATATTACATATACGGTTAACGATAATTAAAAACTTACCCAGCAACTCAACCTGTGAAGGCGATGCTGAATTTTTCTAATTGTAAAGGCCTTCTTTGGGACAATAGGAATCCGTCCCAAGTTGTGCAATTTCTGCCAATGTCCTTTGCTTGCGAAAGTAGAGGGCATTTTTCTAGAATAAACTAGAATCTATTCTTTCTAAGTTTTATGCAAACTTATTCTAAAACTACTAGAGGCATACCTAACATTGCCTATACCTAAGAAAATATTATTTTATACATTATTTTATTTGCATAATTAAAAATAATTTTGTAATTTTGCATTGATAAAATAATATTTATAAACTTTATAAACATTACACAATATGGATCACAACAAAAACATCCACTTGGAAATTGCTAAAGCCCTTCTAGATGAAAGGCAACTTGCACAAAACCTTAGTATGGCTATCTACCATGCTTTAGATGCCTTAGATGCTCAACTTCAACGTATGGTTCAAGAGAAAATCATTGAATGCGAATGCGATTACAGTGATGAAGAACTCCAGTATATCAAACTCTACTGCAAGGATAGGATCAACAAATTAATGGTACTAGCTGGAATCTACACCTTTAATCCCAATGGTTGCTCTGGAGAACAAACCTATAAGTTCATCCAAGAATTTACCCAGGTATCCTCGGTAAAAACTAAGACAGGAAACACTGAACATGCTGCTAACTTTAAAAACTACACCCAGGGACAATTTAATAGTCTCACCGATGATTCTGAATCTGAAGACTATTATAATGAGAAAGCTTATCATGAATTCACAGCCTCAGGCGGATGCCGAGACTAATGTATAACTTAATAAAATGTTAAACAATGGACAGGTACGAATTAATTGATTACCTCGTTAATGAGGATGCTATTACCGAAGAAGCGGTAGAAATGAGTAACCTAGAACTTTTCCAAGAAGCTCTTGAATGGAACGGTATCATTGGATATGACCAAGATATCAAAGACTGGATAGAACCTTACTATCAAGAACATTTCTCAAATAATCCAGAAGAACTTAATATCAGCATAGACTGGATTAAGAAGAAGTACCATGAACTGGTAGACAAAGGTATTATCAAAGAAAACGAATCCGAACCTGCAGTAGAATATCCTAATGATATCTTCCTTCCTTAAACTCTTAATAAAGTACCTGGTAATTAAACCCTACCAGGTACTAATTACAGTATTTCCAGAAAATAAAATCTAAAGAATATGCGAATAGGACATCAAATTTATAACTACCTGAATGATTATACCGACAATGGTAGTTATTCTTTACTTAACCCAGTAGAGTTCATACCTAATTGGCCTGACAATACCATTGTTTCATACATATCAAGAGTTTACATTAACTGGAAAGAAGACCAAGTCTACTTAATGATAGTGACTAATGATATACCAGATGCTTTAACTATAAATGAATTCCTAAAGTGGATGGGTGGCCCAACAAAACCACAAAATTACAAACCCCTTTATCAACTTAGGGATCAACTTAAAGATATGGCTAAGAAAAAGTATCAAAGTATGAGACGTATGAAAAGTGATATATTTACTCACTATATACGATCAATTAAGTAATTCACAATAAACAAGTAATATCTTAAGCGGACACGTATATGAAAATCGAGAAAATATGCCCACATTGCCACAAACTTCAGACTCTTGAGGTTGATGATAGCCAATATTATGACTGGATGGCCGGCAAAAATATCCAGATAGCCTTTCCAAATCTATCTGCTGACCAAAGGGAGATCCTTATGTCAGGAATATGCCCAGAATGCTGGGAAGATATATTCGGAGAAGACGAAGATATCCAAGAAGAATCAGAGTACAACTAACCTCAACCCAAGAAAATATTATTTTATACCATATTTTATTTGCATAATTAAAAATAATTTTGTAATTTTGCAGTATTAAAATATGGTATAATTAACGGAGGCCAACCTCCACAACATTAACAAACAAAACATTAAGAGTTATGACACAGAAAGAACTCCTTGCTAAATGCACAGAAAGAGATCAGGCTTTCTACGATTTCTTTCACAGGGATCTGGACATCAAATCATTCACAGAATTGATAGACCCAGATCAAGTCCATTACACTTCATTGGTTGACTATCACTTGGTAGCTACTAGAACTGCGGTTTATTTACACAATTTTACTCTCGAGGCTAGGTACAAAGAAGATGCCTATAACTTCTACAAATATTTACGGGATAACATCTTCGAACCAGGTACTATTACTGACTACTGCATCTCACAGGTATCAGATCAGGACTTTTATATACTTACTATAACCGTTAACTAATATGACTAAAAGAACTAAAGAAAATCTGGGCTTCTTCCTCTTAGGAGGAGCCCTTTCCTTCCTCTTTTGCGAATGGACTATCCTAGAAAGAGGGACTAAAATTGAACAACAAGCCGAGATTATCAATGCCTACGATCAATATTGGCATACCGTAGAAGATCAAGATATGCTGCAAGTTGCAGATACAGATGATGAAACTCTAGTAAACTACGAAAAGGTCAGAGAGAACCTCGTAAAAATCACTAACTGGTACGAATCAAATCCTAATCACATTCATAAATAATATCAATATGGAAACTCAAGGAACAACTTATTCACTAGAGAAAGCAACTCTTATTATACCAGATGGAACTGTCCAAGAAATCATTCCAAAGACAAAGACGTTCACCTATGCAGCTATCCAAAGCTACATTAGGACTGGATGCCTCATTCAACCTATTATCCTTAGGTACTGGACTAATCACAAAGACTTCAAGAAAATGAACCTCCTTTGCGACGAAGAAGGTATGATCAATGGCTCTAAGATGAACAAAAAAGCCTCTGAACTCTTAAAATCAATCCTGGGACCTAATGCTCAGGACTTATACGGAAATGTAATCTTCTTACCTAACAAATTATTCAGACTATGACAATCGGACAATTTATAGAGACTGAGGCTTATGTTAAAAGCCTCATCTCCATTCCAATCACCTACTTAGTATTTGGTGGACAAGGCTCAGTATACGTATCAAAACTCGAATACTGCCCAGCTAGGAAACAAGTAAAACTACTATCTGAACCAAAAGAAACTTATCAAGGTCCAGTTACAGTAAGAAACCTAGTTATCCTCCCAAATGATACCGAGATCCTCATAGAGGGATATCCTGGAGATGATACTACACCATTACAATGGGTAACTCCAGACCGTGTAGAATATCATGATGATGGTTCTATAGATTTCCAAAGACTTCTCTCAGATGAGGAACATAAAATCCTATTTGATGCCAGCGAAGAACTCTACGGGATCATGGAGACATTAAAGAATCATGATATACCTGACGAAGAGATCAAGAAAATATTCACAACAGTAATCAAAGACATATAATATGCGAATCACTAGAGAAGACTACAAGGCATACCTAAAAGAATTCCACAGATATGGAGTAGTAGAGGGTCTAACCAATATTTTTATCCAACGACATGAAGGTGATATTTCTAAAGCTTTTAAGGAAACGAATATCAAAGCCATCGAATTAGATGATTAACCAACCATTCAGGTAATATTATTAGCTCACTAGGTACAGCTTGGCCCATTTTAATAACTAAAATCCCAAGCTGTACCTTTTTCCTGTCTAAACTCCAAAACCTATGGGTTCTACTATGGTTCTTACCTGCCATCTTACTTACCTCACTATTTTAAAAATTATATATAAAAATATTTGCTGGTTTAAAATAATTTTTGTACCTTTGCAGAAATAAAAATAATGTATTAATTATTAACCGGCCACCGGCCACAAACATTCAAACATTATGCAAACAATCAACATTAACACCAACCTCTTCCAGGTTCTCAATGCAATTCAACATTGCCTTATTTCCAATGATACAGGCGATGCAGTTTACCAACTCACCCAATTCCATCAATCCTACGATGACGAATCCTATATAACGGTACTTACATGGGGCATCAACCAACATCAGGAGGTCGATCTCGGAGAACTATCTAGAATTATTGCCGAATACCTTCCACAGGACTTACAGGAACCATTCATCAAGGAAGAACACCTATTCCTAACCAATGGTCAGGACTCTCTTGCCATTCACTTTAACGATGCTACAATCACATTAATCCTTCACTGCACCGGTCAATATTAAATCAAAGATAACGGAGGTCCAACCAACCTCACTAACATTAACATTTAAACATCAAACATTATGATTATGAACAACAAAACAAATGGTTTCTCAACCAACAATGGAGTTTATCCTACAGTATTAATCACAGATGATCTCTGCGATTGCCAACCCAGCGGAGAGAACAGATCCTACACCTACATTGATCACTCAGACGATGAGGACTGGCTCGATGAACATGATGACAATGGTGCTGAATACCAAATCCCAGATCGGGCTGCCTTTTACCAACTAATGGACGACATCTGCATGGCTATCCACAATGCCATAGATGGATATGAACCGGGAGATGACACTACCTGCGATGTACAGAATGCTATCTATCTTCTTAACGATATGCGTTCATTCGATCTCTTATAATTCAAAGGTAACGGAGGAGCTAACCACTCCTCCACTTAAAACAATAAAACAATGGAACTTATCAACATTTCGATCAATTTAAACGAGGATCAATCATTATTTGACTACCTATCACAGGCTCTCGGTGAATTCACATCAATATGGAGACATATCAAACCAATAGGTCATCACTCTCAGGATTACAAAGACGAAAGCTGTTGGGACCTTATAACCATACCTATTTACACAGGGTACGGAACTTTCTACAATCTAGAGAACATTGAGGATGACCATAAGAAAGAAGAAGCCTATAAAACAGCAGACAACTGCTTAACGGACTTCTTACACATATTCACTGGAAGAGATGACATACCTATCAAGGAAAATATGTCAATCAACCTAACATCAGATACATCATATAGAGAACTCATAAATATCACTACATCTGATGACCTCATTCACATATATTACATTAACTCCGGGGAATGGTAATAACCTTCCCCACTTAATACCCATACAGCTATGAAAGCAAAGTACATCGACAAAACATTCCCAATCACACTCCAGGACCTTATAGATCTGGCTAAATCAGAAAACCTAGATCCAAAGGATCTGAAGTTAATCATGAACAGTAATTCAGCTGACCTATCATCATACGTACAATGTGCCATACTAAATCGGGATCAAGGCAATACCTCTATCGAACTATATACCTCAGCTGAAGATGGCTTTCACGAAGACCTATCCTTAAAAACAAAACCAAAATCACCAATGAAACAAGGTAAAATACATCAAGCCGAAGAATATCTCCAAGAGATAAAGAACCTAGTAGAGAACCCAGAGGTACATATCACTACTGATTTCGATCTCGATAGCCTATCAAAGGCTACAGGTTACATCAAAGCTTTCATCCAAAAACAAACAAATAATAACAAATAACATAACCCCAAAGCCATTATATATACTATATATATAACTAATATAATATACTGGCTTTGGGCTTTATAGTGTTACCTTATTCCTAATACCTACATTTTATCTTACAATATAGCTGATCTATACTCTAAAGCTAAATTCGATCTAAGCTAATACCTTCAGGGGGTTGGGGATTTCGATACCTCGAGGTACCTAATGGGTGGGAGGGGATACTATGCCCCACAAGGCCCCAAGACGATACTAGCAAGACTACCCCTGGGCTTATCTACGCTATAGCTTATCTACGTTCCAGATATATAGCTAAATGGCCAGATTTATATTTACCTAATAAAGCCTAAATCCTAAGCCAGTTGGCCCCAATATATTGCATATTATATATAATATAATAAGTAGTAAAGGGGCCCCAAGGGGCATAGGATTTAGGGATAAAAGGCCCCTATAATATATACCTAAAGGCAACCATATAGGTAATATGGTAAGCAGACTAAGTGTACCTTTTAGGCCCCAAACTTACCTGGAATCATAGTAACAGGCTAATTAACAAACCATATAAATACTAGTAAAACTAAAACAAAACTCTAGATTTAAATCTAACTAACCAACAGGCCCGTCCATATTCAGTCACTTAGACATCTGGCCACATTCTACCATATTCATGGCTATTTGTGAAAGTCTGGCCCCAATGAGGTTGAGAAATAGGGCCCATAGGAGCTCAAATTATTTTAAAAATTAGATATAAAAATATTTGCGTATTTAAAATATTTTTTGTAATTTTGCATCTATAAAATATGGGTATAAATAATGCAGGGCCGACCCACTTGCCTATTACAAACTTAAATAACAAACATTATGCACAACAACATCATTCAAACTCACATTGCAAACAACAACATTGCAATCATTGCCTGCTTTACCGGAGAATACTGCATGGCTAACTTTAATTACTGCTCAGAGGACGGTCCTAACTTCCCAAATGACCCTGCTTGGGTTAACTTAAAAACAGACAAAGACTGGGAAACTCTTGGTTCCCTACTACATGACCAAGGCTGGGACTGCATCGTTGCTATTCCTAATGATCAACTGCAATCCTACTTCGATCAAATCATGGAACAGGTAAACAAAACCTTCGAATATGCCTTCTCTCACAACGGACATCTCGGAGATGACACCTTCTATGATTACCTCCCAGATGCTGGCTTTATGCTCGGACAAATTGCTGCACATATCGCTATTCAATCCCATGCTACTCAAAATTGCCTACAAACTTGGGAACAACTCCTAAAACCTATGACAGACTTAGTTGCTAAATACGATGCTACTTACCATGAAGACGAAACTCTTGCCGATCAAATCGATTACTCATCTCTGATCGAGGGACTTATCCTTCCTTTCACTGCAATCGATTCCACTAAACAATAATTCAAAGGTAACGGGAGGTCTAACCAACCTCCCACTTAAATACATTACAACAATGAAAACAAAATCATTCATTATCCCACAGGGAACAATCAAGGACGTTAACAACGATGATAACTATATTCCTAACGAAGTAGTTTACACTATCATTGCCTTCAAGGATTCCATTAACCTAGAGGACAGTGACATTAATGGCTTTCCTAGACTCGATCTTAGTTTCCCTAACGGCTTTCCAAAAGGTATCAAACTTATCCAGGTCGAGGACCTTATCCATGACCTTAACTGGGAAACTAATGACCTAGAGGTTGACCAACATTTTAGGCTTACCTTTGACCCAGAGCTTATATCGGAATCAGAGGTCCAATCCTTTGTTCAAGACGAACTTGAAATACTTGGAGACCCAGAGTTCACAGACGGTGCTTCTGCCAGGATCGTAGAACCTTTCGGTTACATTGACTTCTATATTTCTATACCATTCTAATTACAAAGGTAACGGAGGGACTAACCATCCCTCCCTTAATAAAACTGTTAAACATATGATCACAATCACTTACGAATGGCAAGATCCCATCACCTTGATCCAGGTTCCTTATACACATACTGAACCTACTCTTGACAAGGCTACCAAATTTCTCAAGGCCTTACTTTACTCGGCTATCATCGACAATCATCAATATTCACATCTTACAATCACAAAACATTCATAACTATGAAAACAAAATCACTTAATTGCCTTATTACTTACATAGATACTTGCTTAGACGAGGCTGTCTCTACCTATATGCCAGATGATCTAGAAAAGTTTAAACTTGACATTCTAGCTACTGTAAATAAATATCCAACTGCTGATAATATATACATAGACCTTTATCAAGGCCACTATATTATCGAAGTAGACGATGATGAATACATGGAACCTGGAGACTGTGGCTTTGGCTTTATCTCTTTACTTATAAACGAAAATCACTGTACTACATTTAATATATTCTATCAATAACCTATTATATTGCCTGGGTTTCCAATCTAGAGGCCCAGGCTTTATTGTGTCCACTATCTATACCAGTAATATTAATAGCTAGCCACTGAGCTTATTACCGCCCCAACCTACAGACTTTCCATATAGCTTACTCCAAGCTTACCCCAAGGCTAATCTTAGATCCAGCCTTATTTTGTACCTGGCTAATCCCTGTGGCCAATATTGAGGCCCTAATATTTGACCATCTGGCCCCAATGGTTATAGAAAAGGCCCAAAGTTTCTGGCAATTAGAAAAGGCCCAAAGGAGTTATGGATTTAGCTAATCTGGCCTCAAATCTTAAATTAAAAGAACTGGCCCACTATTCAGGTAATATGTTAAGCGGACCACGCCCGGGGTTGGGAACCGTGGATTTTATATTGCAAAAATAAAAAAAAATTTATAAATTTTCAGATATAAATAAAAAAAAAGAGGGTGCAAATTTGCACCCCTTTAAATACATTAAATTTTAGTCATCCCACCCCATCCTATTATTTCTATTTAATTGATTACATACTTTCAAATATACATCTATATAATCTTTTTCTTTACTACTTATATGAGACATGCCAAAATTTAAAATGATACCTAATCTCTCAATTTCTTTAATAGATAAATTTAAAATAATTTTTTCCATAATTTTTAATTTTAAATTGTTAAACATTAATTTTTAATGGTGTTGCAAAGGTACAAACTATTTTTTATATTTGCAAGAAAAAATAAAAATAATTTAGAAAAATATTATTTAATTGATTTAAATCAAGAAAAGATATTTTTTTTTAAAAATTTTCTCAAAAATATTTTTGTAAATAAAAAATTATTCGTACCTTTGCATCGTGTTTAAAACACAAGCGTTCTTTGAAATATTGGTACAAACAAAGGTTTTTTAAAGTGATTAATTTTTAAACCATTTCTTTAAATAAAATATCTGAATATAACAGAATTAAAGAATAAAATAAAAATATAAATCACTCTTAATTTATTATTTTAATTATGCAAAAGTTTAATGAAGAAGAAAGAAAAATGCTTGCAGAAATGGGCATTTCTTTCGAGAGCGGTGGTAATTCTGAAATTTTGAAAAAAGAATTTCAAACCAAAAAATTCCGTCGTATTTGTAGGGATAAAATGATAGAGTTATTAAAAATTTTATCTGCTTGCAAAACTAAGGAGCAGTTTAATACTTTTTACGCTAAATTTGCAAAAGAATATAAGTATTGGTTTATTTCTCAGAACCCAAAGGACTCTTCTGTTTTTTCTCGTTTTCGCAACGACACAAACAGGGATTTTGTAGAAAAAGCGTATAAAGTTATTGAAAAATTTTCTAAATAGTTTTATTAATTAAGTGGTGCAAATTTGCACCACTTAATTAATTTACAAGATTATGAAGAAAAAAATTAAATTGCTTTTAAAGCGGTTACGAATTTACGGTGGTTTAAAGACTGATATTAAAAGCGCACAATTTTTATTATTAGTCTTTAGAGATACGCAATTTCTTAAATTACCTAAAAAACAACAAAAGATAATTTTAGAAAATTTACTTTCTTATTTTGATAACTTAATTTTAGGTATTGATACACCAAAGAAACAAAATAAACATTTTAATTCTTTGGAAATTCAAAACCATATCAGAAATAAAGTTATTGATTTATGTAATTATCCAACACCCAAATATTAAATTAAGATGGTGCAAATTGCACCATCTTAATTTATTGTTATTGGTATGGATAAAATTATAAAATTAGTGCAAATATCAAATCGTTTAATTGTTTATTAACTATGTATAATTTTTCAAGGTGTAAAAAATGCCATAACTTATATTGTTGGTGGCGTATTTTAAACAAAAATGAGAGTAAAATCGAAGGACTTAATTATGAGCAAAAAAAACACATGTCTCATTGCTCAAGATTCATTAAATCTAAATAATATGGCAAAAGTTGTATTAGAGCTCGATTTTGAAACGTTTGATACGTTAATAAATCAATTAGAGAATTTTATTCTTGAAACGGACAGCGAAGAAGAAAAACAAATAATTCGTGAATTAATTGAGAAACTTTAATTAAAAAAACATGGTTAAAGAAGTATCTTTATTAAACGTTGAAAAAATCTTTCTTCGAAAAAACGGTGTTATTAATTTAAAATTTAAATATCCAATACCTTTAAAAAGAGCTAAAGAAATTATTAGTAATTACTCTTATAAGGTAGCAATATTTAAATAACTATAATTAAGAGGGTGCAAATTTGCACCCTCTTTTTTTTTATTCTTACATATTTAATCAATGAAAAATGAAAAACACAAAAATCCATTTTAAGCCCTTAAAATTTTAAATATAATGTTGTACCTTACTTTTATTTTTAAATCGATTTATGCACGTCCACCGTTCCCCACTTTGGATGCCTGGAGTTTGGCATATACGATAAGGGAATCCGTTCCCCTCCCTAAGTACTACTACCTAGCATATACGTATAAGGGATTCCTGACATCCCACACAAGCACACAGCACAAGGCACACCACACAAAAGCCCAGGCAATATACTACTACCTGGACCTCCTATATGTATTAAAGGGCTTCTTAGATATTCTCATCTAATATCCTTAATCAATTTACTTATAACACTATCTAAATGAAACCTAAGCTCCTTATCTTCTCTAAACTTATACCTTATAGATTTTAGGATTTCGATATCTAACCTAGTTTTCTCCTTCTCAAGGTCAGGTTCTTTCTTCTCCTTAGGATATGGAGTAAACCTACATATCTTACCCTTTCTGTTCGCCATATCTCTCTAACTCTTTACAAAAATCCCTAACCTTAATAAACACATCCACTAAATTTTTACCATCAAATGATTGTTCTCCTTTTGTATTACCTTTTTTAAATTCTACCTTACCAGTAAAGTATGGAGTACCCCTTAATAGAGATCTACCATATACAATCATAATACTAGTTATATTCTCTACATTAAATGGGTTTACTATACAAGATGGTAAATTAGAATTACCAAATATATCATTACTCATAATTACCTTCTTTTTAGTGAATTAAGGCAATCCTTAATAATAAATAACGGATAAATAACCCAAATCTTCAATAAACCAATTATAAAACCTTGTTTCATTGCCTTACAAGCAACATCATCTTTATCTTTATATAACCAGAATGCTATAGCAGTTTTAAATGCTGGTATAAAAGCTACGCCATATACTATGGCAATAATAATACAAAAATTGTACCAAAACGTGTGATTCATTGTCCTATAAATTTTTCTATTATACTTCTAAATTCCTTAAGCCAACCTTGGTCAACCCTAATATCCTTCTTCTCTATTTCTTTCTTTATTGCAGGGATGAGATTGATCAACTGAACTCGATTGATATAAGCTTCATAAATTTTATAACCTTCACTACCTGGTTCATAGAGATAAGCCTTAGCTTCAGACCTTCTGCCAGCTCTTTTAAAGTAACCCTTTTTAAGGATCTCTCGGTTTAATACTATGCCGTTAGCAAGAACAGCAGTTCCATTCTCCTTGTCTACTCTGATAACCTTAGTCCTATCGATAAGATTAGCTTCTACATAGACAACTTCCATTTCTGGTTTGAGCTTTGTCATTGTGGTTTAATATTTAATTATCAATAAATTTTTATCAATGCAAAATTACAAAATTATTTTTAATTATGCAAATTTTTATATTAAATAATTATGTATAACTTCGGTTTGTTGAGAGAAGAGCCCATAGTGGTTATATGAAAGATTATCTAGGCGATCATAGATTAAATCTTCAACCTCTTCTTCTGATTTACCTTGGATAGGGAATAGTGTAATTAACTGACCAAGAAAATCAGAATCTTCATCTATTTGGCAATAATTTTCATACCAATTAACAGTTACTTTGTACATACGATCCTATTATTTTATATTATTATAATATCATATAGAACTCCGAGTATAAGATGTTCTCGGCAATACTCATATCCATTTTATTATAAACAATTTAAATTATGGCAATTAACGAAAAACAATGGGCCTTTGCTAAAAGGGTCTACCAAGCAGCCATGGGTGGAGAAATACACCCATTATTTGTAACAGCTCAAGCTGTCCTAGAAACAGGATGGGGAGCTCATACTATTGGAGAGAATAATATTTTTGGTATTACCAAAGGATCATGGACAGGTCCAATAGATATGGTAGAAACCAAAGAGTATTTTAAGCATGACAAAAAGACATTCACTCCACCTGATAAGATACTCAGGAAAATAAAACTAGACAGTGGACGGTGGCAGTACACAGTAAAACGAGCTTTCCGTCACTATGAGACTCTCTCAGAATGCCTTGCAGATCATACTTCTATCTTCAAGAAGTCGATGTATGACGATGCTTGGCCATACAGAAATAAGCCTTTAATGTTTGCTTTGAAGATCACTGATAATAATAAAGCGAAATACGCTACCTCTCCAGTTTATTATCAGAGTCTAAGATCGTTAATAATAACCATCGGTGCAAGAGAGGATTGGTTAAAGGAAAAAGAAAATGAAAATAGTACAAAATAAGATAATACCTCTTCCTGGATATCTAGCTATAAATATAGCTGGTATAATTTTTACAAGGGACAAAGAAAAATTTCTTAAAAATCCAGCCTTTTCAAGACACGAATATACCCATACGCTTCAGTGGAAAGAGCTTTGGTATGTTGGTTTTCTACCAATTTACTTTTATTTTTATTTAAAAAACAGACTTTGGTATGGTATGGACCATAAAAAAGCTTATAAGCATATACCATTAGAGGCTGAAGCTTATAATACTCAAAATACAGACTGGTATAATGAGCATCGAGAGAAGTTTGCTTGGAGGTATTACATTAAAATGTTAAAATAATATGAAAAAAACTAGAGTGTTAGGGGTTGCAGGTGGAGCAGGAGCTCTTCTGCATCCCTTTTTAAATGACAAAAATTACCAAATTCTCGGTAATATAGAGCCAAGAATGGTGTTTCACACTAAGAATGAAGAGAATTGGGAGCTTAATTTTGGTAAAATACCGTTTAAAACCGAATTTTTTGACCTAAAGAAGCGTCCAAACATCATAGTTGGGAGCCCAGACTGTGGAGCTAGCTCCACTATGAGACTCTCAAAAGTAAAAGAACTCGGTAACCCAGAGAAAAATAAGACCATTAACCTATTAATTCAGGCAGTTTTAACTTATAAACCCGAGATTTTTCTGTTAGAGAACGTACCTAAGCTCTTAAACTTAATGCCAACTGATGTATGGGAAAGTATTTTTAAAAAATATGACCTTATATTTCATAATCATTCTATGGCAGACCTTGGTAATTCACAAGTATCAAGGAAAAGGTTATTAATTATAGGGGTTAAAAAAGGTAATTCTAAGTTTAATAAAGAAAGTTTCCAAAAGATTTTCCAAGTTAATACCCCAAAAGTCACTAGAAATTTACTGGAGGCAGCCTATTTTGAAGGAAATAATACCAATTATATGCCGCCGAAAAATAAAATAATGGCGATGTATGATTATCGTAAACTACCTAAGAAAGAAAACCTTACGGTTAAAAGGATACACTACCTTTGGACCCATGACTTCAAATCAGAAAAGAAATGGCCTATTAAAACAGCTAAAATGTCTACTCTCCCAGGAGTATATAGGTTAGAATCAGATAGGCCACCACTTACTGTAAGACCTGCAGATAGGCAATTTAGGCCTGATGGATGGCCTCTTGGAATAGTGGATATCAGGAATATTATGGGATTCCCTAAAACTTTTAAGGTTTACTACGATCCAGATGAACCCATTTATTGGATGAATAAGGCTAGGAATGTATTTGCAAAGGGTGCCTGTTATGAGGTAGGATTATGGTTTAAGGATTGCCTGGATAACACTACCTTTTAACATTTATTAACAAAAATATATAGATATATAATAAGCAAAGCTTATATATCTATATATTTTTATAGGCCTTTATATATTAGCTTTAGCTATATATAAGAAAATCGTTAATAAGCTGATATTTAAGTTCTTTGCTTATTAGAGCTTTCTCGGTAAACCTCGAAAGCGATTGGCTGAAATCAGCCAATCAGAAGTTAGATATTAGAGCTATATAACTGTGTTAAATTTTAATTTCTATTGATAAATGAAGTGGAAAATAATTAGCTTTCTGTTATTAGGGATTACTATTATCCTATGCTTTGGTTATTTAAACCAGAAGCGGGAGATCTCAAAACTTAATGCACAATCGAAAGTTATAGGCAAAACCGATACCATTTATGTAAATAAGCCTTATAAACCAGAAAAAGAATATGGTACTCAGGTATTACCAAAATATGTATTCTTTTATGGTAACATTGGTTCCGAAGAAAAAGAACTAAATAATAAAGCCGATACCTTTTCAAAAGGTGATTCTCTTGTTCAGATGCTTCTCAGTAAGAAAGATATAAGTCTTTCCTTTTTTAGGCCATCAACTGAATCTTTCTTCACTGAGAAGTTTAATTTAGACTTAGAGAATTTTTCATACAATTGGGTAAACGGAAAACTAACTCAGAAAAAAACAGGGTTTAAATTAAAGTTAGAACCCTATGTTTATGCCAAGTATCGATACTTTAATCGGATGGCAGATATGGGAATAGGAATTTCATTCAAGACTCTAAACCTACAATATAAACTTGGTCTAAATGAATTTTATTATCCTTGCCTACAAGATAAATTGGGCACAGATCTAGAGTTTTCAATCACCTATAACTTGAGTAAATAATGGCTAAGAAAATAGAAACTCCTAGTAGCTTAACCAAGGAAGAACTTAAAATCTTGGCAAAGGTTGCAAACGATGTTTTCTTTTTCAGCACCTTCTGTTATGTAATACATCCGGTAAGGGGAAAAACCCATTTCTACCTCTACCCGTATCAGAAGTCAGTACTCTATCAATTCGTTCTTCAGCGATTTAATATAATCCTGAAGTTTCGACAAGCCGGTATAACCGAGCTCATTTCAATGTACTGCCTCTGGTTAGCTATGTTCCATGACAACAAGAAGATAAACATTATCTCCATCAAGGACACCGTTGCCAAAAAGGTACTACGCAAGATTAAGTACATGTACAAGAATCTCCCGTGGTATATGCAAACACCGATCATTAACGGTCGTCCTGGAGAGTATGGCTCGGCCAGTACAATGGAATTCGCTAATGGTTCATTTATTGAATCTATACCGACATCACCAGAGGCTGGACGTTCAGAAGCTTTGACATTATTGGTTATCGATGAGGCAGCAATGGTACGGTGGGCTGGCCAGATTTGGGCAGCCGCACTTCCTACACTATCCACTGGTGGATCTGCTATCGTAAACTCTACACCATTGGGAATGGGTAATTTTTACCACTCCACTTGGGTAGATGCCATGGCTCATGCCAATGAGTTTAATCCTCTTCGTTTATACTGGAGAATGCACCCGGAACGAGATGATCGCTGGTATCAGACGATGTCAAAAAACCTTGGTGCACGACGAACGGCACAAGAGATAGATGGAGACTTCCTTGGATCTGGTAACACTGTATTTGACCTGACTGATATCAAGGCAATCGAAGACTGTTTAACAGATTACCCTGCTATTGTAAAACGTATGAATGGCCAATATAGGCAATTCTGTAAACCGAAAGACAATATGGAGTATTTCATAGGAGCAGACGTTTCAACTGGTAGGTCAACTGACTACTCATCTTTTACCTGTATGGATAAATCAGGAGAAGAACAATGCGTATATAAGGGTCGAATCCCAGTAGATAAGTATGCCCAACTCTTAGGAGATACAGGCAGATTGTTTAACTGGGCCCTTTTAGCTCCAGAGTCAAATGATGTTGGATTAGCAGTTACGTCAAAGTTACAGACCGAAGGATACCCTCGGCTGTATTACTATCAGAAGATGTTAAAAAAGAAAGGTAAGCATAAGCCAGAAGTAGATGCTTCTCCTGGCTGGCTTACAACTACCAAGAATAGAACTATCATAATTGAGGGACTTGAGGAAGACGTTCGAGAAGGTAACATAATAATCAAGGACCCATTTTTTGTACAAGAAGCTTATACCTTTATATATGACTCTTTAGGCAGACCTGTTGCTATGGGTAAACATAGATTGAATACCCAGGCAGCAGATGAAGGTGAAGACGATCTTGTATATGCAGATGATGATATTTTTGGTAAAGCCATCTGTAATCACATTCGCAAGAGTAAAACAAACATAGTAGTACAACCAAGATGAAGAACCCCTTTGTATTCTGGAGAAAAAAACCTAAGCTTGAATCTCCACCTCTTGTTGAAAATAACAAGGAGGGAATTAAATCAAAGGTATCTTCTATATCTCCTGGTCGGGTATCTGTCCCGGAAGATTCTACAGACTTTACTTCTACTTTACATGGTCTTACTCAAATGGTAACCCCATCATTTAGAGTAGAGGTAATTCAGTTGATTCGTAGGTTATATAAGGTTAATCCTGATATGGCAATCGCTATTCAGGAAACCTTTAAACTTGCGAACACTGGTCATATGATTACCTTCCCGAACAACACAGATCAGGAAGCAGAAAAGATGAGAAACCACCTCAAAGAAGCTACTAAGAAGTGGTCTGCTTACTCTGCAGGTATAGATGGCCTTGTAAACAAAATGATTGTCCAACTTATGGTTGGAGGAGCTATTTCCGTAGAAGGAGTTCCTAACAATGATTTGGATGGTTTGGCAACAATTCTCTTTCTTAAGCCAGATAACATAAGGTTCAAGAGAGAGAATAATGGTGTTTATCAACCTTATCAACGTAATGAGAACTTCATGGTCAAGAATCTTGATTACATTAAGCTAAACACAGAAACCTATGTTTATGCTGGTATGTACAATGATACTGATGAACCATACGGAATTCCGCCATTTATGTCATCACTTGACTCAATTAAAGGTCAACATGACATGATGACAAACTTTAAACATATCATGGAGCAGATGGGATTCCTTGGATTCTTATCAGCTAAAGTTGCTAAACCTGACCCATATCCTGATGAGAATAAGAATAGGTATGAGGCTAGGCTTAATCGTACTCTTCTTCAGACTAAACAGAATCTGAAAGATGGTATGAAAGATGGTTTGGTAGTAGGTTATATGGATGACCATGAGTTTGATATGACTTCTACTACTAAAGATCTTGGCAGTGCTGATAAGCTTTGGAATCTTAACCAGCAGAGAGTTGCTAATGGTCTAGGTATCAATGGCAATATCATTGGAGTTAATGGAGCTAATACTGAAGGTGGTATGGGTATTATCCTTTCTAAGATGATATCTCAGCTTCGTAACATTCAGATGATAGTATCTTATGTGTTGGAGTTCCTTTATAACCTTGAGCTTCGTTTAGCGGGCTTTAATAATAAGGGAATAAAGATTACATGGGCTACCTCAACTATTGCTGATGATGTCAAAGTACAACAGGCATTGCAGTATAAGATAGCTAATTTGAACGCTCTATATAGAGATGGTATCATAGGTCAGGCTCAATATGCTTGGGAAATGGGTTATGATTCTCCGGATCAGGATGAACCTCGAGTAGATCCAGAGGATCAAGCTGGTGTAAAGAAGGAGAACTATGATCCTGATGACCCTGCTAGTAAAAAGAAAGATCAGGATAACGAGAATAAATCTGCTCGTAGGTCCAGGGATAAATCTAAATCTGCTCCAAAACGTGGAGATCAAAAATCAAATCCAAGATAAATGCCACCAGTAATTTTACACAAAAACCCTGAACAGTATGATTCAATGGTAATTGGTCAGGGTCACTCTATCTTGGTTGGTAATTTGCCAGAACCCGTAGATGCTCAGGAGTTTAATGAGAAGTTCTATGAGTGGCATAAGCCAACTCAGGAGTCAATTCAACAGCTTGGATTGTTTGGAGGTAATATTAATTACCATACATATTATCCAGAGCTCAAAGAGGAAGACTTAAAACCAAAGGAAGAAGAATTTATTGAACCAGTCTTTAGACTCTTGTCGGCAACCATAGTAAGTAAAAATTGGATGCCTACTGATTTTGGTCAAGGCGATGTTTTAAAGCGGTCCATTAAATTAATGCTTGGGCAAACTGTTAACTGCGACCATGAAACTGATATCGGTAATGCCATTGGTGCCGTATCTAAAGTTATGTGGCAGGAAGCTTACAAGGATGGTAACATCTATGTACCTGCTGGTATGAACGGAGTACTTAAGATAGATGGTAAGGCAAATCCTCGTATTGCTAGGGGAATCCTGATGGAACCACCTTCTATTCACAGTAACTCTGTAACAGTACAATTCGCTTGGGACAAGTCTCACCCAGAAATGGATGATAACGAGTTCTGGGATAAGATTGGTACTTACGATTCTAAAGGTAACATGGTACGAAGGATAGTTACTAATGTTGTACGCTACCTGGAAACCTCTCTTGTATCTCATGGTGCTGATTCGTATGCTCAGAAGATTGGAGCTGATGGTAAGATAGTTAATCCTGGTTTTGCTAACAGAACTTGGAATAGTTACTCTGAATATCAGAAAGAGTCACCAAAAGTGTATTCTTTCCAAGATTCTAAAGAGTTGGGTAAACAAGATGAAAACCTTGACGATACTCTACATTTAGATAATAAGGATCCGAAAAATAGTGAACCAAAAAATAATTCGAAAATGAATCAGGAATTAAAAGAATTTCTCGAAAAGCTTTTTGGTGAGAATATGCTTCAGCTTGGTGAAGGTCAGGAAGCTAGCGTTGAACTTGCCCTCCAGTTGGTAGGTACCGCTGTAAAAAACCTGGCTTCTCTCAAGGATCAGCTTACCACCAAAGACAATGAGATTACGTCTCTTCAGGCAGAAGTTGCCAAGAAGGACACAGAGATTGCCAACCTGAATGAGATGGCTACTGTAGGTAAGAATCACATTGCTTCTCTCCGTGAGAGCACTGTTGCTACTTATAAGAAGCTTGCAGGTGAGCATGTAGATGAAACCATCGTTACGATGATCAATGCTGAGACCACAGGCCTTCAGACCCTTCTCTCTTTGAAGAAGGATTATGAGGCCCGTTTGGAGGAGAAGTTCCCTCTCCATTGTGCTAAGTGTGGTTCTCATGACATCAATCGTGCATCTTCGGCCGAGGAGAAACACGATGAAACCACTAAGAATCAGGAGCAGCTTGGAGATACTAAGTCAGCCCTTGATAAGCTGTATCGAAACAAAATTTCATAAATAATTAAAAATAGGAAACAATATGGATATTATGAGCACTCGAGAGGGTAAACTTACTCTCTATGGTCAGAAGACTCCACGGGTTTCGATCTATAAGCACGAATCCCACAAACTTCATCAGGCATTCAATGTAAAAGAAGGTGCTACCATTGTTCAGGGTATGCCTGTTGCATTAACTAAAGAAGGTGCTGCTAACCTTCCTGTAATTGAACCTTATACCGGTACTGGAGTATATCTAGGTATTGCCGTTACTGATTCTGTAACTCCTGCTTATGCTGGTCAGCGTGCTTACCCAAAGGAGGTAACTGTAGCAGTAGAAGGATTTGCTATCTGCCACTATGCAGCTGCTGCTGCTATCTTTCCTGGTTGGGTAAAGCCTAAGCTTACCTCTGGTGCTGTAACGGTTATGGATAATCGTTATACTGCTGTTGAACAGTCAGAGTCTTCTGGTTCTCCAGTTGAGAGTAACTTTATTGCTTTGGCTCCTGCTTCTGCTCCTGCAAGCGGTGCTTATGAGTTGGTACCTGTTCTCGTACGTTAAATTAAAATTATTGAATAAATAATATGGAAACAAAAATTGATATCACCAAGATGCAGGCCGAAGACTTCAAGAAGGAGTTTAAGAGTATGGTCCTCTCCCTAGAGAGTGTACGTGCCGGAGGCCAGAACAAGAAACCAGTAGACATTTCCTTTGAGGAACTGGTGCAGGGTAAGTGGGGTATCTCTCTTGCAACTCTGTTTGAGAAGATCGATATGAACCCCAAAGTTGACACGATGCAGAATATCTTCGATATGCCTAACCAGGATATTCGTTGGATTGTCCCTGAGATCATCCGTGCTGCCATCACCACAGGTATGCGTGAGGCTCCGTTCTATCCAACTATTATTCAGGGAGATCAGCCCATCAACGGTTTGACCGCAATTCAGCCGTGGGTGAACATGTCGGATGCTGCTCCTGCTAAGATTAACGAGGCTGAGACAATTCCTCTTGGTACCGTTTCGTTCGGTCAGAAGAGTGTTACCCTCTTTAAGATTGGTAAGGGATTCAAGCTCACCGACGAGGTTCGTAACTACGTTTCTATCGACATCCTCGGTATCTACCTGCGTGACTTCGGTATTCAGCTGGGTTATGCTCTGGATACTCTGGCTCTGGATACTCTTCTCCTTGGTAACAAGGCTGATGGTTCAGAGGCTGCCGATGTAGTTGGTGTAACTACGGCTAATACCCTTACTTATAAGGATATGCTCCGTATCTGGATCCGTGGTGCACGTATCGGACGTAACTTCACCACAATGATTTCCGCTGAGGATATCGCTCTGAGTCTCCTTGATCTGCCTGAGTTCAAGCAGCGCAGCCAGGGTACTACAGAGGCAACCTTGAATCTCCATACTCCTGTGCCCAACACAGCTGATATGTGGATCCATCCGGGAGTTCCTGCAAACGACATCGTGATGATTGATCCTCGTGCTGCTCTGGTTAAGCTGACTGCTAAGCAGTTGATGCTTGAGTCTGAGCGCATCGTTTCGAACCAGACAGAGGCTGTCTATGCAACCCTGACCACTGGCTTCTCCAAGATCTATAACGATTCAGTTCTCGTACTCGATACGACCAAGGCCTTCGCAAGCTATGGATTCCCCGAGTATATGAACAAGGATCCTTACATGCTGGTGAACCTCGAGTAAAAACGTTTTGGATCATTTGAGAGGGAGCCGGCCCCATTCTAAAGGTCTACCGCTCACCTCTCTCTTGGTCCGTTTAACCACCTAAACAATAGGAGAAAATATTATGCCAAAATTTATCACATTAGGTCCCAAAGCTAATGGCTTTTTCGACCAGACAACGGGTATCACCATTGCACGTGGTGAGAAAGTAGAGATTAACGATCGTCAGTTGAGATCACGTCGTATTGCTATGGCTCTCAATTCAGGTCATCTGGTATTCGCTCAGCCTGATCAGGAAGTTAAGAAGGAGAAGGAAATAGACCTTCAGAAGCTTGACAAGAAGTTGAAGGCTCAGTATGAAAAGGGTGTAACCCTGGACAAGATGTCTAAGGATATTACGATGGATCAGGCTAAAGCTTTGGCTGAAACCCACGAAATTGAAGTTGCCGAAGGTGACACTGTAAAGGATATCATTGAGGCAATCATCGAAGACTTTAAAGAAGAGAAGTAAAATATGAACCTAGCTTTCGTATATGTTGCGAAAGGCTTGGAAGTTTCTTTTAAGGTACTGAACAAAGTCCCAGCCGATGCAACAGTTGGCTGGGACTTTGGTGTTGTTGGAGGAGAAAGTTCAGAACTTAATCCTACCTTCACCTATGAAAGTCCTGGCTATTACACCGCAACACTTACAGTCACTGAGCATCCTGTAGGAGGAGAACCAGTAGTTTCAGAAGTATCACAGATCCTATTAGTTTCTGATGGAGATGTGAAAACTCATCTGAATGACTCCATATATAACCTCATTGACTTATATGTACCTGCTAACTTGGTAGATGATGGTATGACTTTGCAACAGAAGACAACCTTCATTCAAAAGTGGCAATTATATTTAGGTCCTCTAGTGAATCATTGTATTCCTATAGAAGAATATACTAATGAACTTTACTATGAAGGACTAGAAAACCAGCTGGTAATGGAATTGGCAGTGTGGGATTTTCTTAATATGCAGATTGTTTCCTTACTTACAGGAACTGGGCAATATATTGATTCCCTTACTTACCAATCCACTAATGTTCATGGTGAAGGTGAGGAAGAAGAACCAACTGGTGATGATCAGGCTACTGCGGGTAGAGTAAAGAGAATTCAGACTGGTCCAACAGAGGTAGAATACTTCGATGAACTATCTGATTCACTTTCAACCTTGTACAAGGCCTATTCAGAAGCTCTTAAACCTAACGGTATTATAGATGTCCTTCGGCAAAACCTTTGTAATCTAGCTTCTAGATTACGTATCTTCCTACCTATGTGTGACAATGCTTATAAACCTGTTAAGGTACCAAGAGTTGTTAATCGTAGACATCCAAAAGGTATAGATGGTCCCAATCCACCTACAATTTTAACTCATGGGTAATGGCAACTAAAAAGCGTTCAAGATATGTTAGGAATGCTGATTGGGATAGGTATAAACATGTTGTTCAGAAATTTCTCGAGGATGATTCTGGTAGACAAACTATAGGTTGGTGTAGGCATATAGATCAGATGCTTCTTATGGGAGAAGATAAAGCTCCTAAGTATACTTTGGTATTGATAGAAGCTCTCTGTTACTATAATGCTTTTAGAAACTGGCCTATCAATAAAGCTACAGTTTCTGGAGAATTAGATGATGAGAATTTAGTTATCTTAATCCCAAAATCAGCCATCACCAAATATCTTAATCCCAATGGCTATCTAAGATTTAACTGGTCTGAAGATAGGTTTATTATTAATGGTATTCCGTATAAACCAGATGGAGATACTGAAGTAGCTCAAGCTAAAGATGAACCCATTGTATTTCAGATCATACTAAAACGTGATAGGGATACAGTTATAGATGCTTCTAGTTTTGATAACTCTTTTGCTGATATCAACAGTATACCTTTTCATGATATTAACAGTGTTTTATTTTTAGGAAAAAATTCATAAACTATGTACAACAGTCAATATTATACTTGTGAACAGATAGACCAGAGACTTCTTCAGGGTTATCTGGATGATTACAATTCACAAAATAACACTAATTTAACTAAAGCTGAGTTCCTTGCTTTACTTTTTAATACCTTAGGTCGTAACAGCACTGTGGATAACCTTGTAACTCAAATAGGTTATTATGAGTGTGATACCGCAGTAGGGACGGCCGCTAAGGTTCTTTCGGTTGCTAATTATGCTCTGTTTGCCGGTGGAGCCCTGAAGGTGAAATTTGTAAACAAGAACACAGCTAATAACGCTACTCTTAACATTAATAGCCAAGGAGCTAAGGCTTTATATTATCAAGGTGAAAGAGCTTCTGCTACCAATTCTTGGGATGACAATGAGGTGGTAGAGATTTATTACGATGGTACAAGCTATTATGCCAATAATATAAAGGGTGGCTCTGGTTCTGGTGTGTATGACGTCAGTAAGGAACATCCTACCAGTGGGCCTAATGGTGATGGTAAATTTACTCTTGAATACATCCTTAATTCGAGTAATGTAAATGAACTCATCCCAATCAACAAAAGAGAGCCCGGAATGACTATCCAATTTGTATCTACTTCTGACAATAAGTATGTGCAGTATAGACTAATGTCTAAAACTTGGAGTACTAATATTTCTAATTGGCAAGGAGTTGATGCGGAGCCTGTTGCTGGAAGCAAGAATTTAGTTGAAAGCAGTGGAGTTAAACAACAAATAGCAAAAATAAATTATGGAGGTAATGTTTTTGCATGGGATGACCTATCAATAAATTCAGAATACATTCTTTATTCCACAGGGAATAAAACACAATCTGCTGCTGGAATGTTTAAGCATGTCAATAAGGCGTTTTATGTAACACAAAGAACCTATATCAGATATAAAATTTATGGTCAGGGTGGTGCTGATATCGCTCTGATTGCCATATATGATGTTAATAACACTTATAAACAAGAGCAATCCGTAAAACCTTCTTCGTCAAGTGGTTTTGTTGAGGGAGAACTGACAATTCAACAAGATGGACATATAGAAATATCATTTAATGAAACTTCTCTTAACGCAGGCATTCCGCTTAATTCATATTTCTACTTTGATGCTGATTATATAAAGCAGGATGAAATACAAAAAAATAATGTCACAAAAAGAATAGACAGTGATAGAGATAATATTACGCTTTCTGATTCTGTATATTATAACGTGTATCAAAACGAAAGTGTAACTAATGCCCGCATATCCAACGCAGAAACAGGAGCAATAACAAATGATGCATCGTGGAGATTGACAGGGTATGTATCATTAAAAACCAAACCAGTTTCCTTTATTTTATTGATTTGTAACAACGAAGACAATGTGAGAATCGCGTATTATGATAAAGACAAACAATATATTGGATGTTACCAGCCACTCAACAATCAAGGACCAACAAATGGTCGTGTGATACCTATCTATGATATACCAAGTAATGCTTATTATTTAAGACATTGCTATCCTAATTTTGGTGCCAGAGGATGTTTGATGTATTTCAAAAATACAACTTCTATATGTAGAGATGTTGTTTTTGATATGTCAATAAATATTGGGTCATTATCTGTTGTAACAAATGGGCATTTGCAGAGTAATGGTATAAATACTGGTATGAGTACTTATAAAACGACAATGTGGATAAAAGTCCCACAAAATTATACAATCGTAGTCAATGGATATGATTCCCTTGGTGCTCCACTTGCAATTAAAGAGTATAGATTTGTCAATTCTTGTTCTTGGGGACCACTAACTTCGGCAAATGATGAAAGTGTTATTTGCCTCACGGCTTCAGAAAGTGACATGTATTTTATTTGCGAACTTGGAGGCGAAAGCAAAGATACTTATGTTCCAAAGTATAGTTCTCCAGAAATTAGAATATATAAAGAATCACCATTTGTCAAGCCACACAATAAAACCATAGAACGGAATCTTAATTATGATATCCCGATAATCTATAAAGAAGGTCTAAAGGCTTTATTCGCTAATGTATTGTGTATTGGTGATAGTATTACAGAAGGTGTTCTTGCAACAGGAACTACTGGAAATAGATTACCTTATCCATCTGTATTGTCAGAGATTACATCATGGAATGTAACAAATGCAGGTTCTGCATCAAAGACGGCTGTTAGTTGGGTAAGTAATTATCTCAATACTTACGACTATTCTGCATACGATGCCTTTATTATATATTTTGGCACGAATGATACAATTAATAACACATTGAGTGGTGATTTTGATGGAGATACAAACTATTCTTCTCCTGATGATTATGCTGCTACAACAGAAGGACAGTACGCACGATTGGTCGAAACAATATTAACACAAAATCTAAATTCCAAGATATTCTTATTGCGTGGTGGGTACTCATGTAATTATATGAATATATGTATAAAGAAGTTGAATGAGAAATACAGCAATACATACATTCTTGATGTGTATAATGCTTGGGATTCGATTTGGCTGAGAAATCCAATATATCATTCTTCTAACGATAAGGTTCATTTCAACCAACTTGGATATTGTGTTTTCGCTTCAAAAGTGTTTGATTTGTTGGCAAAGTCATTAGTTGAATAACTACATAGTTATTGTAAAAAGTATATACAAAAGAAAGGCAGCCACTTCTGTGGCTGCCTTTACAAAGATTAAATAATAAATAATTGAAAAGTTATGGATACATTTGCAATGCCTATTGGCGGTAAGATGGTACTTAGAAGTACTGGTGAAGAAGTTGAGATTATTGATTCTCAGTTTGGAGAAAGAGGTGCTCGTACTGATGAAGACTGGGTTACTTATATTGACTCTAACGGCAAAGAACATATCAAGGAGCATCTTAATATTCAGCTTGATTTTAAGACTGTAGTGAACGATGCTTTCAACAAAGTGTTTGACTTTGCTACAAATAAAATGCCTACTACAAGAAATAGTAGGATATTTGAGGTGGCTAAAGCACTTTACCTTGACAATGAAAGAGATTATTCTATAGAAGATGCTGTTCAGGTAGCTACCAAGTTGGTTGATGAAGTTGGTGTTGAGACGGAGTAAAACTGGATGATTTCTACCGGCATGCCTGCTCTTCATCAATAAGTAGGTACATAATGAGTGTAGATAGTTGAATCTGTCTACACTCATTATGTTTTTTCTATCAGTTTAGTAGTATCTTTAATATTGAAACTTATGGTTAAACTATTGATATCAATGAAAACTGATCCTCCATAAGAAGAGGTAGGTTAGAACCCTATTTATTCACATATTAAATAGCCCTATAATGGAACCATTTAATTTTTATAATAATGCTAAAAGGGAACACTTCAATGCAAGTTTTTCCGAGTATCTCAATTCGAGTAAGGACAATATGTTCGTATTGGACCTGAGTAACTGTACCATTATAGAGTGTATTAATAAGATGTGTGAAATAAAGGTAAGGTCACATCCAAGGATAATGTATAACTATCGAATGCTTGTCAGAAAGATTACTGATCTGGAGAAACAATTTGGTTGTACCATTATGCCAGCTATGATAAGCTCGGTATTTTGGAATCACTTTATACCATTCTTGGCTGATCAAGGTTTGAAGTACTCTACCATTAAGCATGTGAAGACTAGTTTGATAACCGTATTGAATTGGTCTTCGAAATATGGTGTTAAATTGAACCCTAGCTACAGTGAGGTAGATATACCTAACTATATAGCTAGTAAGATATCACTTACACCAGATGAGATTAGTCATATATACCATTTTAAAATAGGGGCAACTAAATCTTACTGCCCAAGGTTGAAAAAGGTAATTAAGATGAGGAGAAATAAGATTAAGACACTCGAAAAGGTAAGAGATATGTTTGTACTTGGTTGTAATCTTGGACAACGTTACTCTGACCTTGTAAGAATCACACCAGACAACTTTAAGAATGGTCAGTTCTCTATAGTACAACAGAAGACTGGTAACAAATGCTTTGTACCTATCAATAACTTAAGTATAGATGCAAGGATTACATTTGCCATCCTTAATAAGTATGGTTATCGTGCTCCTTACACTGGTGATATCAATAATTATAACTCCTACCTTCACGAGTTACTGCTACATATCGGAGAGGGTTTTCTCGAAGAGGTACATATCGATAATAAGATTAATGGAGTAATAACACGTGAAACCAAATTAAGGTATCAATTGATTTCATCTCATAGTGCAAGACGTTCATTCGCCACTATCAATACTCTTAGAAATATTCCTCGTAATCAAATCTTAAGAGCTACAGGCCATTCTAGTGAACGAGCATTTAATAGATATATTTGTTATGAGGATGATAATTAATTTTACTAGATATGACTTATGAAGAAGAACAGGAAAACTATTAAATCTCACAAGGCAAAATAACTTTTTACTCCGGCAAATATGGTCCCAACTCAATAGTCAAAAATACTTTTGATATTGATGTTTTGGCTAACTTATTTGCCGGATTTTTTAACAATAGATAGTACTTATACAAGACTCTTCGAATAATATAATGAATATATTATATGAGAAAGGGCCCTTCTCATTTAGTTAACGTTATTTATTAATCATTAAAACAAAAATTATGGCTTACTCAGAAAACCCTTCTAGGGTAATGGTGTTCCCTGATGGGAACTCCGGTAACGGTAACGTGCCAGCTTGGGTCCTTCCATTTATGGGTGGAAACTTTGGTAACAATGGTGGCTTATTCGGTGGTAATAACGGTTGGGGAGGTGGAATCCTCGGCTTCCTACTTGGCCTGATGTTCGGTAATGGAGGTTTTGGTAACTTCTTCGGTGGGAACGGATGGAACAATGGGAATGCCGGTGCAGGATTCCTCTCTAACCAAATCAACAATGACTCTGGTCGGGAATTGTTGATGAATGCTATTGTTTCTCAAGGCGAGCAGGCACGTACCGCTATTCAGACTTTGAGCACTATGCTCGGTCAGGATTTCAATCTGGTCAACGGAGCAGTTCAGACAATCCAGACAGCAATCAATCAGATTGCTAACAATCAGGGTCTGAATGCTATGCAGATCATCAACTCTATTCAGAATGGTACTTGTACTCTCGGTCGTCAGATCTGTGAGTGTTGTTGCAACATGCAGCAGACCTTCAATCAGGGTGTTAATACTCTGGAGAATGGTATGCAGGCTGGTTTCAATGGCGTCACTCAGGGTATCAATGGTATTCAGAACCAGATGGCAATTAATCAGGGTCGTGAAGAGCTTGGTCGTTGCCAGCAGACTTACACTCTCACAGAGAACAATAATCAGGGTAATCAGAGAATCCTTGATAAGATTTGTGAAATGCAGACCCAGAATCTGCAGGATAAGCTGGAGAAAGTTCGTGATGAGAACACGGTACTCCGTGGAACCATTAACACAGAACGTCAGACCCAGCAGTTTGGTGCTATGCTGAGTCAGGTAATCGCTCCTATTCAGGCTCGTATGCAGGTACTGGATGACAAGATTGATGGTATTGCTGCTAAACAGCCTAACACTGTCCCTGTAGTTTACCCTAATCTGGTAGCAGTTCAGCAGAACCCTTATTATGGTTGTGGCTGCGGTGGCTATAACTATGGAGGCTGCGGTTGTAATGATGGTTTCTTCGGTTAATTAAAAACATTGGTTATCATGCCTCCTATCAACATAAATCAGAGAAGAGGTTGGATTGATGTTATTAAAACTACGGTTGGTACTGAAAACGTTATTCTTACGTTGCCTAATGGGACGTTTAGGTGGCGTAGACCAATAGGTTATGTATCGGTTCGTCTTAGTACTGCTATTGAGGCAACCGATACATTCCCAATCCTATTTTCAGTTAATGGTGTAACTTTACCTTTAACTGGGTTAAATGGAGTGGCTATAACCGTAGCAGATTTAAGTCAAACCGGTATTTACCTCATTTATTATAACAAGTCAACTAAGACTTTACAACTGATGGCCCCGTATGCTCCAACAGGAGCTACTGTCACCAATAATCAAGGAAATTAAGTATTAACAAATCACACCTAGACTCATGTTCTCAAACATTAGACAGGGAGTTCCTGTATACCTTTTAGATAAGGTCGGACAAAACGGACCAGTATTAAAGATTGGTCAAGTAGAGCAAGTAAGTCAGCTGCAGCCTAAACACCAGACATTCACTCCTGGAGTAAACATAGGCTTGCCTAATCTCAATGAGATGGTTATTAATATCCGGGTTAAATTTGATGATGGTCCAAGAGACTTTAATCAGGTTCCGGCTAACCTATCTCTGGCAGATTTCAATAATGGTACTGTTATTTCAGATAACCGGGCTGATATGATTTCTGAAATTGAGGTGATGGCACAAAACAGTAAGAACATAATCTCTTCAGTTCCTTACCATCAGAAAGTAGTACAGGCTAGTGATTTGATGTTGAAGCAACTGAATCCTAATTTTGCTAAAGAGGCAGAGAGGGATACTACCATCTCTAACCTCAATCAGAAGGTGGATTCACTAACTGAAAACGTTAATACTCTAGTTAAGCTCTTCCTTGAAAGTGGTGGGAAAGTGGGTTCTGGTGCTAAATAACCAGAAGTCAAAATGAAAATTTACGAATTCTTCGATGAAGACTACAATAAGACTGTAGATATGGCCGAAGATATTGAGGAGCTTGCAGGGAAACTTGTAAAGTGTCTCAACAAGGCTGAAGAGAGAGAAGGCAATCAGGGTGGTGATATGAACTTCCGTCGTAGCCCTCGTATGCGTGGCGGTCGGGGTGGTGGACAAGGTAGCTACAATATGCCTCGTATGCGAGGTGGCATTGGTGGCTACGCTGAGGTACCTCCTCACATGCGTGGTTATGTCGTTCGTCCAGAGGATGAAGACTGGATGTATAACGAACGGTACAACTGGTAGGTTTAGAGATCCACAGTCCGGGGCAATAGAGGGAAACTTCTATTGCCCTTTATTGTTGTTAAACTTATAGAGATTATGAATCTTACAGATTACGAAACATTACCGAGGTCACAACGTATCTATATGATGCACTTCGGACCTCATTTTAATAAAGCATTGTGCAAGTTCGCAGTCAGTAACATGTTCTTGGATGACGAAGAGCTTCAACCTATAGAGCCTATCACTAAAGAACAGGTGGACGAAATATTGGCAGCAAATAATATCCGTCTAGCAAACAATAGATTGTACGACTATGTATTTGTTGCAAATATGGGTAAAGCTGACTACATGGGTGAAGGAGGCTGCCTAGAAGACGAGCAACATTTAGCTAAGTATATCAAAAATGTAATTGATGATCCTGATGCTAGGGAAGGTGTAACCTTTGCAAGGTGGTTGGCTACTATGGCAGTAAATGGTATAGAGATAGAATGGTCTGACATACTTGATCACTCATGACAACTCAGAGTCTCCAGCTGTATGATTATGGCTGGAGACTATTTGTGTTTTATAATATAACAGTAAAGGACTTAGACATAGTATTACCTGCTTTATGGGAAAACGGTTGTAGTAATGAAGGTATTAGAGAAGTAGCTTTAGCTATCATGAACCCTAACTCTGGATTTACTCACACTCAAGGTAGAACAAGTATAATGGGTATAGGTTGGACTGATTCACCAGAACAGTTCCAGAACACATTAACTCATGAGATTAATCATCTTCAGGATGATATATGTATCTACTACGGATTACCATTATCAGGTGAGATACCTTCTTCTATAGTTGGTAACATTGCTATGGCTATGTACAAAAGTTCCATAAAGTATTTAAATTATGCCTAGATCCATATTTACTATTGGCCCTATACCTGAAATTTCTATAGAAGCCTCTTATATAAATCCAGAGAATATTGAAAAGGTAAAGAAGTTAATAGAAGCTATGCCAGAGATTGAAACTATAGCTTATCATAAAGCTTGTACAAATTTTGGTAATATGCTTGCTAGGTATGTGAGGAGGTGTATAATGTCTAATACTCCACCAGAAGGAGTAAGTTGGCCTCCACATTCAAAAGATTATTTAAGGAAATATAATGTAAAAGGCTTTTGGCAATTATCTGGTCAGATGTTACGAAGTATAAAGCTAAGACAATATCAAGGAGGCTATTATGTTGGTCCTAACCCAGGTGAGAAGGCTGTTGATCCAGTTAATAAATATGAAAGGAGTAGACCTTCTAAACTTACTTTAGTACAACTAGCTAGAGTATTAGAGGGTGGATTTAATATTAAAGGAGGAGGTGATCTAGAAGCTAGACCCCTATTCAGGCCTTCTTTTAAAGCTGTTGGTGGTACAGAACGTTTAAAGAAATACTTAATCGCAAACTTAAGAAGAGAAGTTAAAAAATACCTATAATATGCCACAACATTTTCAACTAAAAGCTAGTACGGATAGTGGTGATGTGATCGGGGAGTCACTAACCATGTTCGGTAATCAATTTTCTTTTAAGGTATTACCTATTAGTGTAAATAATGGTTTAACTAGTATACGTAATTCCATTGTACTTACTCACGGTGGGAAGGATTATACAATCTCTTTAAATCATAAACCATCTAGTGGTGATTATATTGATCCAGAACCATCCATACCAAAATGGTCATACGTTGATGATCTATATAGCTCATTTACCTATAGCCCACGTAGCCTCACACCTGTTAGCGAAGAGTATGCAAAAAATTTTCAGTATGGTTATGTGTTTGTAGATTCTGGAGTGTACGATAACTATGGTAGTATATCCATAGAAAGCATAAATATCGGATATGCTTTTACAACTGAATCCATGGCTAATCAATCCTTGAAGAAGGGGTTATATGATAAATCTTTAAAACTCGATGAGTCATATGAAAAGATATGTAGGTTTAAAATGTTTTATAAACTACCTACTACTGATCCAATTACCGGAGATCAAGTTATTCCTACGGATGATGGTACTCCTGATAGTAACAGACTTAGATTACCATGTAAAGTAGAATTTATAGCTCCAGACATACTAATAGACCCATTCATTGTATACCGTATAAAATCAACCATTAAAAAAACTGGAGAAATAATTGAGGCTAATTATGACGATTGGGATAGTTTTAGATTAAATTGGGATTTGTATAGATTAAATCCTGATTTCTCTGATGCTAAATTCTATGGCTATATATATAGTGGAGTAAAAAGGAACTTTGAAAGTTCTTATGTTGGCCCATATACTTTGACTATACAGGAGGTAGCTCAGGAAGTGGACGGTGTACAAAGGGTATTCGGGGCAAAACCACTATATTTATATGTCGGCCAGTTAGAGGTTCGTACACCAAGTCGACACAATAATTAAAGTTATGGTAACAACTCAAGAAATAATAGAGAGATCTCTATATGCTTCGCTAATGCAGGTAGCTCTACAACTCAATAGGACTATTGATCCAGATTTGTATCTACCTGTATCAGTTGAGAATCAGCGAATGTATAAAGAAGCTGTAGAAGCCATTGGAGATAAATTTATCTACATCTTTGGAGTTGGTAATAATCAAGTACGAGGTCCAAAGATTGTACCAAGAATTACTATAGACTTGAATGCTTACTACCCAGGAAATATAGGTACTGAAGCATTTATGGTTGGTGAAGAAAAAGAAAATGAAGAGTACCGCCAGTATTCATACCCTTTTGAAACTAAGGATGTTCAGTTTGACATTCATCTAGTGGCAAGCAGAGTGGAAGACTTACGGTTACTACATGGTATACTATATACTGCTTTACCTGTACGGGGTTATATAAAACCATTCTTAGAGGCAAGTTTGCAAGAGTATCTAGAGCATAATGGACTTGCAAAGACTGGTAACTTATATATAGAAGTTTCTAATTACTATGATCATAATGATCAGGAACATGGTTTGTTAGAGAAAGTTTATTCTTATACTGTGGTCGATAGTTATATTGAGGAGAACTTCCCAGAAGGTGCTACATTTGCTCCTATCAAAGATATTAGAGCTCTTATTCAACTTGAGGGCCCAGAAGATACTTTAACTAATGACTCAGTATCTTTACATGTTCAGTAGTGATTAACGATACTCTAGTTACATAACATAAAGGATTTTAATAACACTTTAATAAACACAAGTAGATTATGCCAAATTCACCTAAGGTTAGCTTCAACTTGATTAACAATAATCTAGAAGCTACAAAACCTCTCAATGGGGTTTCTTGCATGTTGGCCCGTACTACTAGTGGACCGGTTGGACTTGGTGAAACACTAATTAACTCGGTTACTAAATTCCGTAGTATTTATGGGTCTGAAATTGTTCCCGATGGTAGCCCCTCTAACATTGAGAAGGCACTTAAGGGTGGTTCTAAACTTCGTATCATCAGAGTAATTGGTTCAGGTGCTACAGAAAACTTCGTTGCTACCACAGCTAATGCTCAGGCTCCAGATACGATTTTCAATATCTCTTTAAAGGATGGTTCTATTGGAGAAACTGCACAAGTACTCCAGTTTGCTTTCAAAGCAAAGAATAATCCTGCAGAATTTAAGGGTAAGAATCCTCTGATAAAAGTTCAGACTGATGCCAATGGTAATATCTTTGTTATTACTTACGAGGGTAACACTGTATTCGAAAAGGCTCTGCTCTTGAACATTAATAAAACAACCTCTACTGTTGGAGGTAATACAGTAAACTATCTTTCAATTGATACCAGTGCACTAAATACCTTCATTCAGTCAAATCGTTACTGGGATATTTATTGGATGTCTTCTTCTACCATGTTTACTAATTTGGGAGTTCCTACTTCTCTTACAAAGGGTGGAGATTTTATGGTGAACTTACTGAAGGATAATCTGGATGGTCTTAACATGGCTGGAGAAGATCCTATGGTTGTAACTGTTAATCAGAAAGCTGCAGCTACTTCAGTAATGCTCACTGTTGCTACTACTGGTATTACAGTTGGTACCGGTAATCCAATGGAAGCTTTTGTAATTGCTGGTAATCCTGGATCTACTCCTACAGCTCAACAGTGGGAAGATGCTGCAGAATCTATTCGTGATCTGCAGGAAATTTACGAGGTCTCTTGCTCTCACCTTAATCAGCATCTTTCTAGTGCTGATGAGCTTCAGGTTCATACTTATATTGGTAACATGGCTAATGAAATGGAAGAGTTCCAGTACTTCGTAGAGATTCCAGTTACAGAGGCTACAACTAAGGCTCAGCTTATTACACTGGCTAATCAGTACGAAGGTGCTATAGGTAAATCCAAGTGGATTTGCTATTTCACTGCAGGTATTAAGTATTACAGTGAGAATGGTAACTTGGTTGCTTCTAGTGTAATGGGTACTGTACATGGCCTTGCAGATGCTTGTGCATCTAACTATGGACCTTACCGTTCATTTGCTGGTATGAATCGTGGAGTTATTCCTAATGGCAATGGTCCTGTAGTTGCTAACTTCGGTTCTCCATCTCGTTATGACGATCTCAATGAACTGGCTGAGCATTGCTTGAATATGATTGTCCTAAAGCAGACTCGTACTTCTGGTTTGGCAACTGTACTATGGCATTCATTTACTTCTCAGGTTCGTCAGGATAGTTTCCGCTACATTCATGCAGTTCGTTTGGCCCTGTATATCAAGAAGCAGATTCGTCCTATCCTTGAGTCATACATTGAGGAGCCTAACATGTGGAACTCTTGGAAGCGTATCTATCTGGAGGCTAAGCCTATTATGGATGGTCTGGTAACAGATGATGCTATTACCGAGTATACTTGGGATGGTGACCAGGATGCTACATCTTGGGATGAGCTCACAGTAAACAACGAGGCAGATGCCCGTAACGGTAAGTACCAGCTTAACATTAAAGTTAAGGACGTAGCTACTATGCAGGATATCAATGTTAACCTGATATATGATCAGGCTTCTAACACGATGTCTTCTTCTATCACTACAGTATAATTCTTTAATAACTAAAAGATATGGCAACAGCAAAAGTAAAAAACCCTAGAAAGACTTTCCTCTTTTCTATCACTTTTGCCAAACACCCAGTCAATAGCTACCTTTGTCAGAAAGCAACTGTACCCGATATAGAAATCGAGGAAGTTACTCATGGCGATATTAACCGGGACGTTAAGACTGCAGGTCGTGTAAAGATTGGCGATTTGATAGTAGAGAAGCTTCTTACAACTTCTGGCTCTGACACTTGGGCTCACGATTGGCTCATGGCTTGCCAGGATCACCTTGCTGGTGGAGGCCTTGTTCCTTCAGAGTATTGGGAAACCATGACTGTAAACGAACTGGCTGAAGATGGCAAATCAGTACTCAACACTTGGCTTCTTGATGAGGTATGGCCAAAGAAGATTGAAGGTATTGAATTTGACCGTACTACATCTGAGAATTCTATCGAGCATATCGAATTTTCGGTAGGTACTTGCGATAAGATTTAACAGACACACTCTAGTTTAGGTGGAGGGGCTAGTTCTGGGAGAGATCCTAGTTCTGGCCCCATTTTTGTTTTTATTTACAACTTAAAGGTTAAACATTATGGAAATTCAATTAAGGAAGATGGCCTTCACGTTGCCTTCAGGTTATTCCTGTGAAATTCGTGAACAGAACGGAGAGGATGAAGAAGTACTTTCTAATCCTGCAAACATTAAAAACTTTATGAATATTAATGAGTTTATTGCAGGAATAGTAACTCATACCGATTTTACTGCCTCAGGCAAACTTCTAGTGCAAGATGTAATGAAACTTCCATTACTAGACAGAGCAGTAATTTTGATTAATTCTAGAATCTTCTCTCTAGGTGAGGAACTGGAGTTTAATTATAAGTGGCCAAGACGTGAAGGTTCTAAGGATCCGGCTGAGTTTACTTATACTCAAAATCTTAAGGATTATGTCTTTGAGGACTATGGTGTTAAGCCAACCGAAGAAGAACTCAAGGCTAAGCCTGATGCAGTACCTTATTACCCTCTTGAGGAGGATAAAGATAATCCAGGAAAAGTTAAGCTTACCGATCATAAGTTCACATTATCTTCAGGTAAGGAGATTATGTGGGATGTGGCTACTGTTGAATCAGAGCAGTATCTTATGAAGCTTGGTATGGACAACATTTCTCGTAATAAGGATTTGATTGCCCGTAACCTTCGTCTTAATGTAGATGGTAATTGGGAAAAGGTACAGAACTTCAAACTCTTCTCAGTTAGAGACATGGCTGAGATGAGAAGAGAAATTCTAGCTTCTGATCCCTCATTCACTGGAAATACTGAAATAGAAGATCCTATAACTAATGAGAAAGTTCAGGTATCTGTTTTGGCAGTACCTACTTTTTTCTACCTGACGGAAGTATAAGTAGTGAATACAAGTTTGTTTTCATTACTAGGGCTGAGATAAACCTGGACTATCTCACTTACCTTAAACTTCCGTATAGGTCCAGGAAGATCTTTTACGATCTAGCTGACGAGTATCATAAGAAGTTAAAAGAAATGAAGAAGACATGATAGGTATGAACTCTGGTCAAACCATGGTATCTGTAGGAGTTGCTATGGTTCTCCAAGACCAGTTTACCAATCAGGCCAATAATATTGGAAAAGCTTACCGGGATATGATGGAAGAAATCTATCAATCATCTCAAGCATCTCGAGGCCTTACTGAACTAGTTTGGTCAAGAGGTGCTTCCGGTTTAGCTTTATCTACTATGGGTGGACTGATAGACTCCTACCAGTATATGGCACAGGCTGAGAATGAACTGTTCTTGGTCCAGAAAATGACTAATGCCACTTTAGAGGAACGAAAGGATATTATGGATAAGATCCAGGAAGTAAACCTTAAGACTCCTCTTAAAACTGAAGATCTAGCTTCAGCTTCAAAGTTCATGGCTATGGCTGGTAATACTCCAAAAGGTATTCAGGGTATGTTAGAGCCTGTAGCAGAATTGGCTAGTATCTTCGGTATGAATCCAGGTGGTAAGGGAGGTGTAGCTGACTTGTTCACCAACATCTCTATGATGTTTGGTAGGAATATTGAGGATGTAGACGAAGCTTTTAACGTAGCTAATGAAATCTATGCTACTGTTACAAGGTCTAATACTAACCTTCAGGATTTGGCCCAGGCAATTACCTACTCAGGTTCTGAAATGAGAAGAGCAGGATATGGTCTTAGAGAAACTGCTGCTAGTATTGGTGCTATGGGTAACTATGGTATTCAAGGTAGTGCAGCTGGTACTGCTCTAGCTAACATGATGCGTTATATACAGTTATCTGCCGCTGGTCAGAAAGCTAAAGGAGCAGATATGCTTAAGGCTGTAGGTATAGATGCAAAGTCTCTAATGGATTCTGAGGGTCACCTCATATCATTGAATGATATTTACCATAAGATGTATGAGGCAACTAAAGATCTGGATACTTTCTCAAAGAACCAATTCTTCTATAACGTATTTGGAGTTCGTGGTACTCGTGAAATTGCTGCAATGGTTCAGATGATCGAGGATGCTGCAGGAGGAGCTTCTAAGTATGAGCAGTTGATGCAAGAAATGAGCAATGCTTCTGCTAACAATTTGGTTAAAGAAACTACTGAGCAACGCTTAAATACTGCCCAAGGTCAACTTGATATGATGGCTTCACAATTAGATATGTTGAGGTATAATATCGGTAAGGCTTTAGAGAAGCCATTTGGTAATGTATTAGGTGTACTGAACTCTATACTTGGTTTTATTAATGAGATTAGTAAGACTGGTTTAGGTGGAGCTGCAGTAAGAGCAGTTGCTATTGGTACTGCTTTACAATTGGCTATCAGAGGTTTAGTAGCAATACGAGGACTCATCAGGTTAGCTTCTACTGGACTATCACAGATGACTGCAGCTGGTGCTGCAATGAGTAGAGGTCCTGCTGCAGCTAATACTCAGTTCGTACTCATGGAAGGCCATCTTCGTACTCTCATAGTTCTTATGGGTGAGTATATGGCTATGAATAATATGATTCCAAGAGGTGGTATAGCTACTCCTTATGGAACTGTATTTGCTCAAGGAGGTAGAGCTAGGATTACTAATACTGCTGCTGGAGTTCGTGGTATGAGTCTTAATAATGGTATGAATGCTATGGCTGGAGCTGCTATGGGAGCTGCTGCTGCAAGAACAGCTGGAGCTGCTGCTGGAGCTAAAGTTGCTACTGGTGTAGTTTCTAGGGCTTTGGGATTCTTAGGTGGTCCTTGGGGTATAGCTATTACTATGGGCTTACCATTTATCATAGATCTACTTAGTAGTAGTAATGACGAGAATCGTAAGCAGACTGAACTATTGGAGGAATCTCTAAGTGCCAGTGAGATGAGGAACTTGGAGGATGAAGCTCTTATTAATGCTTTACGAGCTGCTTGTAAGGATGGTATTATGGAAGGTGTTAGCAATGCTAAACCAGTACCTGTTGAGGTATCTCCTGTAGAGGTTACAGTTAATGGTAACTATAGTAGTGTTTCAAATGATTATAATATTTGGGAATAATGGCTTCTTTGAAATCGAATACATATGAACTTAGAGAACAGCTATATGATAGGCAAGGTAATAAATCTAGGTTACAAAGTGCAAACTGGAAGAATCCTGTTAATGCTATAGGTACTACAGTAACAGGAGTATTTTCAGATTTGTCTCAAAGCTTTATTGAGAAGAATGGAGGCTTAACTTCTGGAGATATTAATAAAGTTTGGAGGCTTAAGATATTAGCTGACCGGTTAGGTGGACCTGCTACTGGTAGAGTGCTAGGATTATCAAGAGATGATGCTGCTACTGGTAAAAGTAATATACCTAATAAAGGTAAGTTAGTAAGAGGTAAGGGAGATTTATATAGAGGTCAGCCAACTACTAAGCTAAATGAATTAGAACATAAGAGAGTTCAAGATAAGAACTTTAAGATCCCAAGACCTATTGGTGGAGAGGAGGGAGATCATTATGAAAGCTTACCTATAGATCAACCTGATACTAAGACCTTCAAGGTATCAAGAACTTCTAAGGATAGGAAAGATGTATCTCAGCAGGCAAGTAATCATAGGAGAAATGAGATAATCATTTTCAACATGAACAGTACTGATAATGGTTATCAATATATAACTCTTCAGAATAGGCCTCCTGAACTCGAGTTTCAAGGTGAAACTGCTTGGGCTACTATTAAGTCTTTCGGTAGGAATGTACCTATGTACCATTTTACTGGAGCTGAGGATAAGATACAACTTCAAATCTCTTGGTTCTGTAATGATCCTGAAAGGCCTTGGGAAGTTATTCAGAAATGCCGATTACTTGAGGCTTGGTCTAAAGCTGACGGTTATTATGCTGGCCCACCTATCTTACAGATAGACTGGGGTGGTTCTGGGTTATTCTCTAACGCCTTATTCATACTTACTTCTGCTAACTATATCCTTAAGAATTTCAGGGATGGTTATATAGATCGTAGGTTAGAGAAACCTGAGTGGGTAGATGGTAAACTATATCCTATGGCAGCTACTCAAGAGCTTGTATTTAATCGGGTAAGTGGTACTAACCTGTTACACTCTTCTATCTATGATCCAAGTAAGTTAGAAGGTTTGTCTGGAGTTGGTTATTTGAGTGCTGCTCCAAATGATATAAAACAAACTAATGTTCAAGATGAGAATTCACTATGGCAGTCAGAGTCTTAGCAAGTCCTTATGATAGTGCTAAAATCATAGACTATCCTGATGGTAGTTATTCAGTAGAACCTACAGGTTTGGATGGAGCTATAATAACTACTTCAGTATATACTGTAAAAGAAGGAGATACACTTCAGGGTATAGCTCATGCTTTATATGGTGATTCAGGTCTGTGGTATGTACTAGCAGAGGCTAACAATATACAGAATCCGTTTGATATAAAAGAGTTCTATGCTGGTCAAATTCTAAACGTTCCTTGATATGGCAAAGTTGCAAATGTCAGAGATGCCCAGCATCTTACAACACGGTACAGCTACTCCTTACCTTGCAATATTCGATGGGCAAGGTAATCCATTTAGGCACCCTATTTCAGGGGTGCCTCTTGGAGCGTATATAAGTAAATTCTCTTACAAGTTTGATCCAAAAAAGAACAATGAATGTACTATTACTTTTGATTGTGGAGATCCAGATGTAGTAGGAGAGGATGTTTTTAAGGAGAACTCTAAGATAATGGTACAATGGGGTTATATCTATAGCGACAACAGTTCTATTTCAAGTGACCCAGTTGTATTATATATTAGGGATTACAATGTAGAATTCGATGATTCAGGAGTTCATTCTTCATTAATATGCCTTGATATCAAAGAGGAAATAAGAAAACAATTCCCTGTGAAACCTAATGGAGATGAACAAAGAACTCTAGATAAGTACCTAGAAAACGGGTGCGATGATGATATTCCTGTTATAATAGAAAGATTTGATACTAACGATGATTGATCAAAAATTAATATCACATCAGGTTTTCGAAACTATACAAGGTGGTATATCAGATAACCCAATGAGAAAAGGTACTATCATCTTTGCTAATAAGTTTACTGGAGAACCGGTGGAGATGTCAGAAGAACTTAGGGCTGCTATTAATATGGATGGTACCTTTATAGGTAATAATCCTATTAACCAGTTAGAGAAAGCTTTAGCTGGAGTTCCAGGTGGTCCTTGGTTTATAGATGTTAGAAACGAAATACTGTACATACATAACAGAGCTTTGGATCAGCCAGCTAGTTATGATTATGTATATGGTTCTGAGAATGGAGAATTACTTAAAGTAAGCTTCAAAACTCAGTATAGAACTAAGAATGCTCCTCGTGGAGGTACCATGTCAATAGACCAGTTTAGTAAAACTCTACGAATGCACTCAAGTTCCCAAACATCGGCCTCAGAAATTTCGGGAGATGAGACCGATAGAACTGCTAAGGATGTACTTATAAGGAGAGCACGTCGGGCTTACTTAGAGGCTAAGGCTAATAATATGTATCCTACTCAACGTAGAGGTGGTGGAGTTGAAATGACTAATAGTGCTGACTTATCTAATTTCCTATCATATATTAATATAGGTCTTAGGAAAAAAGGTAAGGCATCTTTAGGTAATGATATTAACAAGCTCTATGATATGAGCTTGGATAACTTATCTTCTTGGTATGATTCCTATGTTAATTACTTAGCTCAACAAACTCAAGCATCTTTAGATTCTTATCAACGTTCTGTTTCTGGTTCAGACCTGAGGTATCAACAAAGGTCTAAATCAAATGAGATATATCAATCTCAATCTTACGAACAGTTTAAACCTTTGGTAGCTAATTTCCTTGATAAGACTTTGGGAGATCGTAGTTCTAGGTATAGACAAGAAGTAGAGCAAGAATTAAAGAGAGCTTTTCAGCAAGGTCCAGAAGCAGTAAGAGAAGTATTACATAGATATTTCGATAACACTACTTACTCTCAGTATACTCATAGTGGTTTAAATGAGGTACAGAATGTGGATGTAGCTACCTTGATGAAAGGTGATGCTAGAATACCTCCGGCAGTAAATGGAAATGGTACAATCTACTTCACTAAATCAGATGGTAGATTTAAACAATCTGGAGAAGAGATAGGTACTGGTACTATTATGTCTGGAGTGGTTAGATTACTTGAAGCTGCTGGTTACCAGAACGTTACTCTTACTGCTTATGATGTTAAGTGGGGAGATTTACGTAGGTGGGTAAGTTGTAAACTTAAGGTTAAGTATAGGCAACAGATGAGAAACTACAAAAAAATATCTGGGTATCAGTTCATGTATGATTACTATACTAGGTACACTGGATCTCCTCAAGGTAGGTATACTCAATATCTACGTAGGCAAGCTTTGGGAGCTAATACCTCTCGTAAGATAACCCAGCAAAGACTTGAGGTTGAAATGCTTGTAGTAGGTAGACCATCTTTGACTGCTAATGGTAAGGTTAAGATTAGTAATATAGGTAGTCGTTCTGGAGATTATATTATCGAAAGATGTATACATCAGATAACTCCAGGAGAAGGCTATACTTGCTCTTTAACTCTATCCCAAGGTATACACAGTGAACCAGTCGGTACTGTTACTAATGATGTACCTATTACAAGTAAACCTAAGGAAAAAGGTGGTGGTTCTGCTGCTGGTGGCGGTAATCGTTCTCGTAGTGATGGTCATGGTGGTACTGTTAGTACTTCTTCTACAGAGCCAATTGCTATATGGGTTACTCCTGCAGAACGGGCATATTATGAAACCCTACTCACTAGATCAGATGCCGTATCTGCTAAAGAAGAGTTTGTTACTCAGGTAAAATATTCTAGATACAGAGCTTATGAAAAAGCTAAGGCTGAAGGTAAATCAGATGCTGAAGCTAGGGAAGCTGTAAGAGCTATGAACCAGACAGGTATAGTATCTGTAAAAAATAAGCATGTGACTAGTGATAACTTATATCTTAAAGAAAATCTCGAGCCTCATTATCGACTTATACCTCAGAGATATAGGGTAGCTTATAGGGATGAGGTAAGAGCTATTATTCAAGATAGTGTAAATGGAATTAAAGCAAGGTTAGGTTAATGAATGATTCTATGATAAGGCTTATCCAGGAGCAAGGTTTAGAGGCTACTGGTAGGTTCTATTCTATATACACTGGCATTGTAGATGATAATGATGATCCTCTACAAATGCACAGGTTAAAAGTATCTGTACCTTCTGTAATGGGAGGTATAACTCAATGGGCTTTTGCTAAAGGCTCTCCTGGAGGTTTTAACTGTGGAGCTAAATTACTTACTCCTGATATTGGAGATTTGGTATATGTAGAATTTGAGTTTGGTAACCCAGATAAACCACTATGGACCTACAACGGTTGGGGGGAAGATGAGATGCCACAGGAGTTAGCTGATCCCAATGTAATGGGAGTAGTTACTCCAAACGGTAACATAATTACTGTTAACGATAAGACAGGAGACCTGTCTATACATCTAAACGGTAACACTTCTATTCAACTGGATAGAGATTTCATAGTACAGTCTAAAGATTCTGTTTGTATTGGTGGTGAGAAAGGTACAGCTATTAATAAGGGTGAAAATGGTGGAGTTATTATAATTCAACAGCTTACCGATAAGCTTAATAAGTTGCAAAGTGAGTTAGAAAATTTAAGAAATCTATTTAACTCTCACACTCATACTTCTTCATCACCAGGTTCACCTACTTCTCCAAATTTACAGCAGGCTACAAGCCCATTTAGTAAGTTTATAAAAGATGATTATGAAGATAAAAAATTTATACATTAATGGCAAACATTCTAGAAAAGGTTATAGGTTCTGGAGTATTATTTCCAATTAAACTGGAAACAAATTCTAGTGGGCAAAGTGGATGGTACCCAGTAACCGGTTCAACAGACCTTATATTACATAATATAAACTCTGTTATCCAGTACGAATTAGGTTTTCGTATTAGGCAAGAGGATTTTGGAACAAGGCTTTGGGAGTGTATAGAGGAACCTAATACTCAGGCCCAAGCTTTCTTAGTATATCAGTTCGTTAGACAGGCTTTAGTCAAGTGGGAGAACCGTATAGTTATTACTGGTACTAAGCTGTTTAGGGAAGGAACCAAGTTAACAATCCAGATAAACTACAGTATTAAGAATACAAACCAAACTGATACTGTGAGTGCTACATATGAACAATAAAAATAAAACCTATGAATATTACAAATCCATGGTTGAATCCTTACCAAAGGTCATACCATCAAATTAAACAACAGCTTATTACTGGGTTAACTTCCATTACTGATCGTAACGGTAATCAACTCATCACAGATGTATCAGAGGGTAATATCCTTATTATCCTTATTTCTATGTTTGCAGCTATTGCTGAGGTACTACATTACTACATTGATACTAAGGCTAGAGAATTCTTCCTTAGTACTGCTAGACGTTATACTTCAGTTCAGGCTTTAGGTAACTTAGTAGGTTATTATCCGAAAGCTGCTATAGCTGCTACTGTAGATCTGGTATTAACCAGAGGAGATAGAGCTAGTAGTGGTTCTAATACTTCTGGTACTATTGCAGAAGGTTCTACATTTACTCAAGGTGATTTAACTTGGTCAGTAGTCAATAAGATAGTAATACCACCGTATACAAGTCAAGTAAGGGTTCTAGTTATACAGCATAGATTCTATAACTTAGAAAGTTTAGTAGGTTTATTCATACCTTCTGGATCTAACAGTATAACTCTTAGTAGTAGTGATTTACCATCTGGAGAGTTATATGAACACGGCAGTATGGATTTATCTATAGGTAGTGAACACTATACATTAGTAGAAACTTTTGCTTATTCAAGGCCTAATGATAAACATTTTAGAGTTATAGTAGATAATTCTGGAAACCTAGTTATCATTTTTGGTGATGGTAAATTCGGAGCTGCTGCTCCAGCAGGTAGTAGTATTACCAGGGCTAGCTGTTATCTTACAAAAGGTACGATTGGTAATGTAGATGCTGGAGCTATTACATACACTCTTATGCCAGGTATGGATACCACTAATCCATATCCGGCTACAGGAGGTTCTGATTATGAAGACTTGGAATCTATGAGATCCCGTATACCTCTTCAGGCAAGGACTCAAGGAGTAGCTATTACCAAAAGAGATTATGAGGATCTGGCTTTGATGGTACCTGGAGTAGGTAAGGCCAAGGTAGAGATGGTATGTGGTAGAAGAGTATCACTATACATATACCCATCTGATGCTTCAGTAAACAGTGATCTTCAAGCTTCTAATATCCTGAAGCAACAGGTATGGACTAAACTGAACCAATATCTGCCCATTACTACTATTCTTAAGATTTACTCTCTTGGTACTTCAGATATAGTACTTGATGTAGATATTACTGGTAGAGCTAATTACAAAGCTCATGATATACTTACTCATATTAGAACTGCTCTGTATACTGCTTATAATTCTCAAACATCTAATATAGGAGGTACAGTAAGAATCTCAGACTTATATGCTCTTATGGATAATCTACCAAGTATAGATTTCCTAAGGATCAATAAGTTCTATGTAAGACCCTATATTATACCTCTTAACTATGGTATAGGTTTCAGTCCTCAAGCTTTTAACTTAACAAAGGCTGATCAGTCAGTTACATATATTATAACCATGTTGGCTAGTAATAGAGCTTCTGTAGTTTCTACAGATGGTAGGTTAGAAGTTAGTTCTATACCTACTACTACCAATACAAGTATTACTGATATGGTACATGGAGTAGCATTTAGTATGACTTTACTTACTGGAGCTCAGGCTGCTACTATAGGTAGACCAGGTAATAAGTTTAAGGTAACAGTATCTCAGGTTAACAGTGATTATGTTGATACTGGTTATACTGTACCAATTTTCGCAAGAGATACTGATTTAACAACTAAAATTACAGAAACGATATGATAAACCTACGATCTCTTATGGATTTGCTCCCTTATTATTTTAAGGAGCAAGATACATATAAGGTTAATGGTAAAGGTTTATTGGAACGATATTTAGATATCTTCGGAGTTTATTTCGATAATCAAGTAGTTAGAGATATAAGTACTTTAGATGATATTATAGATATAGATAAGACACCAGAGGTATACTTAGGTTACCTCTGGGAGTTCTTAGGTTCTATGCCTTATGCCAATCCAAAAGCTATTGACCCAGATAAATGGAAACAGTACTTCAATGGATTTAAAAGTGATTCTACTATTGAATCTTTAAGTAGGCTATGGCTCTATAGAAAAGATTCAGATGGAGATCACTATACTTTGACTCCAGATCAGGTAAGATCTTTGGTAAAATATTCTATAGCTTTATTCTCTATCAGGGGTACTAAAAGATTTTTTGAGGTATTACTTAGATTATATGGGTTTGAAGCTAAGATCAGTAATGGTAGTACTTATCCAAAGATAACTTTAGAAGAAGACGATGATTCTGATTATTGGGGATCTGATGTAGATTACTATGGTACAGATGGTGACTATGCTGGATCTATTGATTCATTGTTTGATATTAAGACTGAACCAACTAAGATAGATTCTGAATGGTTAAATCTTGACACTGATACAGTAGATAATCATACTAACTGTACCAGGCTTGTAAACGTTAACTTTAGGTTGAAGAGTGATCACGTATATAACGTATCTTCTAATGAGTTTAAACGTTTACAGGATAGGATGTTTAATCTTATAAACATGTTCTTACCAATAGGAACTAGACCTCATATTATATGGGATAATGTTAATGTTGGTGATGGCTATGAGTCTAAGATTAATCGTTCCATAGAAGTTTATGTAGATAGAACTCCAATAAATTGGGAATCTTCTGATGATGTGTTTGTACCATCATCTGATTATCCTGGTTGGTATAGGGTATATGATAGGTCTAGTCATTATGGAACCCCAGCTAGAAACTTTGACTGGTCCCAGTTAAGGTTCATGGTAAAAATTAAAGATACTGGTGGAACTCCAGCTTTCATCTCAGATCAACCTAAGAAATTTGTTGTAGCTTTCAATGGTAATGACTTCTCTGATACAGAGTATGAGGATGGTCATATCTTTACTATTAAACCAGGAGGTGATAGTAAGTATTATCCTAAATTTAAGGTGAGTGTAATTTGTGAAGAGGACTTTAATCTTACTAACAGTTCACTTAATACTTTCATTATATCTCGTTGGTCGAAGGAGTATAATTATACTCTTTTCAAACATTATAACCATTCAGTAGATTTGGTAATGAGTCCTACTAATACTTATGTACCATTACTTATACAGTCAGCTTCAGTTAGGACTTATACTAATGATGCTAACCCAGATGATGATGATTTTGATCCGCAACAGGTAGTAAATCTAACTACAGGAGAATACCTTACTTTATGTGAGGATGGTACTACACTATCAGATAGGGAAGGTAATGATGTAGATTACTCTCAGTATGAGGACAGATGTATGTATGTTCAACATATATTTGAGCCTGGAGTATACGAGTTTGCTATGCTTAATAAGCCAGAGTATAGGTTTACTATTGAGGTGAAGGTTGTAAAAGAAGTTTTGACTTTAACCTTAATAGAGGGTTTAACTGATAATGTAGTAGATAATGAAAATCCAACTGCAAGTATTAAGTTGAAAGTAACCAGTAATCTAGCCTTCCTTGATCATGAAGATACTCTACTTATTAAAGAAATAACTAATCCAGTAATAAGGTATTGGAACAATGAAGATGTAATAGTACTTGATGACCCAGGCCATTATCGGTTCTTTGGAGTTAATACTAACAACAATGATAATGTAATCACTGATTACATTGATGTAAATGTACTTTCTAATAAGTACAATGCTCATTACTATCTAGAGTTAAAGGATGGAGATAAGTCAGATGATGAATCATACATGATCCGTACTCTTATAGATAATAGGCCGGCAGCTGGAGCTACTGTTGCTTGGGGTTTTGATTTTCTTATCACGGTAGATAAATCCATAATAGAAGCTCAAGATATACAGGTAGTAGATCCTAATGCCTTTGATTTAGATGTATTATTATATAGAGGAGGTAATCCAAATAGAGGAAATTTCCTTAGTTCATATACTGCTACAGTCGAAGTATTAACCGACGATCTTGGTAATCTATTACCTCATTATAAGGTTAAAGGTCAGGTAAGGGTTACTTGGGATGGTACTTATACTATCGGAGAAGCTCCAAACTATAATTTCCCACCAGGGCTTTATTGTGTAGAGCTCCATGATAAAAATCATCTATGGAATGGTAGTCCGTCTTATAGGGTAGTAGATGCTTATGTTATTCCACAAAAGTTTGATGGTAACTTATACTTTGATGTAGATGTTATCAGTAAAGCTTGGACTTCACCTGCTGGTCAAGCCTATAATATAGACCCTTTAACAGGTATGTATACCTGGGGTTGGTATAAAACTAATGATGATTATAAAAATTCTGTTAGGTTGGTAAGGTATGATCCAGCAATAGGTACTCCTCAGTTTCGTTTAAAGCTTACTAATAATACTATTGGTTATACCAGAGTATATATGTATAAGCTGGTTGATAATGGTGAAGAGTGGGATATAGATGCTTCATACCCACATGTATTACCTCCTATGATTAAAGCCGATGGTTCTAACTATGGTATATCTAATCTACATTGGTTAAGTGAAGCTGTACCTAAAGATTGGGGATTCCCAGGTGACTTTAATGATGATCCTGAAGTTGGGCCCATAGGTTGGGATTATAGCCAAGGTGATACTGGTATAGATAACTATACTAGTAGATGGTTATTTACTGGATCCATATATCAATTAGGAGAACTAATAACTGGTCCCCAGGAACCAGGCAAATATCTATTTTTAATAAACCAATTAACAGTAGACACTAAAGTAATTAATTATGCGTATTTAGAAGTAAAAGAGGAGATTAAATATTCACTTATAGTTGACCCAGGATTAGTAATATTAAAGGGTACTGTAGTTGGAGTTACTATAAATGTCATAAGTAGTGCTAAATTTACTAAAGAAACCCTTGGAGTTACAGTAGTATTACCAGATGGTGTAGAAATAAAAACCTATAATTATTTACCCTATACCTACAATGCACATCAGCTCGGTTCATATTTATTTAAGTTATACAAGTTTGAAAATAATAATTGGACATACTTAGGTTTAAGTGCTCCATTTAAAGTAATTTCTGACAGCGGTATATCAAGAGAATACATAGATTGGGAATGGTCTGACCTTTCAGAAAAAGAGGTTATGGTGGTTAGTACTGATGGTGATGCTTGGGAAATAAGTATTCAATCTTAACTTTTATGACTATATGGACGAAATTAACAACAACACTGCTGTGAAGACAACGGTAATAGGGTTTTTAGCAGAATGGCAAGGCTTACTTCATGAGATGAGGTGGATGATAGCTTTAGCCATTATCTTAATTGTAACAGATCTTTGGTTCGGTATCCGTGCTGCTCACTACAGAGGAGAAAAAGTTCGAAGATCTAGGGCTGGTAGGAGAACCTTTAATAAGGTAGTTGATTACTTATGCTACATCTTTATAGGAGTTACTATTGGTAAAGCTATAGCCGAACCTTACGGAGTAGACCCATTCGTTACGGCAATTACTGCTATGGTATTATGCTATGGGTTCGAAATAGATAGTATCTATGGGCATATTCTAGAATTACATAATATTAAAATTAAATATTCTATCTGGAAGTTGCTTGCATTTATTCTTACCCTGCGCTTTAAGCAATTTGCATCTGCCATAGAAGATATTAGTAAACAGTACGAAAATAATAAAAAAGAAGAAGACAATGGCAACTAAAACTTATTTCGGCTTTCAAAGCCAATTAAAATCAAAGGAATTAACTGAGGCTATAGCTTTACAGCATGGCCCAGGTCCTTTATTTGGCTATGCTGGGTTCTCACTATCTGGGCCTACTTTAACTTTAACACCATTACCAGATATTGGTGATCAGGAGTTAAAAGATTTCAGAGATCATTTTAATAAACTGGTGAACAGTAGGATGGCCTCTAGAAGAGTTATGGTACAGGCTTTCGATGGAGATACTGGTAACTTTGGTATTATAACTAAGGATGGTTACATCGAAGTAGATAATGCTAATCAGATAAACATTACTTTATCTAATACGCAAAGTATTTACTCTGAGATCATAGTTATAGCCAGACATAATTATTCAGAGGATGTAAATATCGAAATGCCAGTAATTTATGAAGCCTATTGGAATCAGTCAAATGTTTCCTTCTTTAGGCTTTATAAAAAGGCCATTGATTTCAATTACCCTACTCCCATTAATCAGCGTAAGATAGAGGGGTTAGACATTAACCAGGGTCCTCAGGATGATTCACAGCTTTCTTATAATTACCTATCTAGTACAGCTTTAGCTGCAACTGGTATAGATCTTAATAACTTAGCTGATTGTACTCTAGTAGGCATTTATGGTACAGGTAATGATGCTATGTCTGAGACTGGAGCTCTACAGAAGTTTATTATCTTACCTTATGATAGTAAGTTCCCGATGGAATTAACCTACTCTTGGCCAGATGTTAACTTCAATAAAGATCTTCTTAGATACTTGTATAAGGTATTCGATGGAATGGGAAGCATGACATTTGTTCAATACCTTAAGAAGATTCTTAGTGAATCAAATGAGGAAAAGGAGATTGTACCAGTAGCTGTTCCAGTAGGAACTATCGTAATGTGGTATGGTTCTACTTCTACTATCCCTTATGGTTGGGAAATATGCGATGGTACTGCTTCAGTACATAATCAAGGTATAATGAAGCCTAATCTTATGGGTAGGTTCCCTGTAGGTTTAAGTACTGCTGATTCAGATTATAATAAGCCTGGAACTGTTGGTGGTAATAATACGGTAACTCTTGAGATTAACAACATACCTAAACACAATCACGTTTATACTGCCGATGATAATAGTCAAGGTAAGTTTGCAAGTGTTGAAACCGATTTCCCACGAGCTTATACTTCAGAAACCAATGAAGTAGTAACTGGTACTGCTGGTAGCTCAGGTAATCAGGGTGTTGCTAAGGCTTATCTTACTTCTAATGTTGGTGGTAATAAGCCTATAGATAATCGACCTGCTTATACGGTGGTTACCTTTATTATTAAGACGTTAGAATAACCTTCCTTGTTTTCCATAAATAATTTTAGGTTGTGACGGGGGCTCAGTTGTAATGACTGGGTCCCTTTATTTGTGTGCTAATTCTTTTATAGCCCTACGTTCCCAATATTCTACATCATGTCTCAAGTCTGATATGTATTGTATAGAAGTCTTAGTTTTTGGAAGGTCGAAGAATTCAGCAAGCATCGAGTTAGTTATACGTATTCTACCATTATCTGTTTTCTCTAATAAGAAAGCAGTAGGTGTCATTAGACATTCGAATATAAGTATGGCATCAGGAGAAAGGTGCTTGTTCATATAATTATATAAGGTCTTAAGAAGTTCTTCCTTATATGCTTCATCTTCATCAGTTGTTATATCTTCTTTATTGTTATCATATAACTCATCTAGTGAAGTTAAACTCTGAAAGTACTCAGCTCTTTCAGAATAAGCTTCCTGTAACAAATGATACTTATAAGTAGATAACCCTCTCAATATGTGGGCTTTTAAGAACTCAACATTTCCTTCGCTTTCTTCATAGTATCTATTGAATAAAAATAACATCTTATCCCAGAAATAAGAGTTAATCACATCCCTCGATACGTTATATCTACGGCAATCAATTTGCTTAACCAAGTTTTTGATAACTGGTTTGCAAAGCTTGTATAGTTTGGTAAAGACCTTCTCATCATATTTTTCGAGAGGTTTGATCCTATGCAATTCTGGGCCAATCGTTTTGTCTAATCGATACTTCATATACATATTATTTTAAATTATCAATGCAAAATTACATATTATTTTTTATATATGCAAATTTTTTAATACTATTCTGAGGATAGTTACTATGTTAGATAGTGGTTGGTATGTAGTTGGTATACTTGGTTTATCTGTGGTAATAACTAGAAGTTTTAGTACTATCTAGTATAAACCATTTTAATTATGAGACAAAAGAGAATTTATAAACGGTTAAAGTTAGATGATAATATTAAAGGTTACACTGGTTACCATGTAACCAGAGAAGGTGTTGTATACAGTAGGTGGAAGTTAAATGGTATAAAAGGTTATTGTTTAACTAAAAACTTATGGTACATAAAACCTACTCAATTATTAAATCCAAGAGGTAAGAAAGGTTATATTAATAGGTTAGGAGAAGATATTAGAAGACCAAGAGTATATTTAAGGTCAGATAATGGTAAAAGTAAATTTTTAGGTATACATAGGTTAGTAGCTGAAGCTTATATACCTAATCCACATAATTTACCTTGTGTATGTCATAAAGATAATAATACTCAAAATAATGTGGTTGATAATCTTTATTGGGGTACTTATAAAGACAATATGTTTCAAACATTAAGTGATGGCAGGTTTGTTAAACACTCAAATAAGGTTGGAGATTATAACTTACTAACAATACGTCAAATTGCTAGGGTGGTGAAATTAAGAATTAAAGGTTATCCTAAAATTAAGCTTGCTATAAAGTTTAATACTACAGTACAGAGAATAACTAGGTTGTTAAATTCAGAACGGTCTTATCAGTTATATACGGATATCTATATTAATAAAATTCATAAGGAAGTTTAAATAATGAAACAGAAAGTACAATTTTCCTTTTCTTGCGATTTCCAAGCTGAGGTATTAAAATATCTCGTAAGAGATCCAGAAGGTGGGCTTGCTTTAAAAAGGCTAAAGCCTAATTATTTTGTGTTGATAGAACATTCTATAATTGCCGAGGGCATCTTTAGTTATTACAAAAAGAAAAAAAGAATCCCGTCAGAGAATATTCTTAAACAAGTTATTAAAGAATTGCTAGAGAGTAAAGATTATGCTGACCTCGTAACTACAGAAGATATCCCAGGAATTAATAAAGTGGTGAAGGCTTTATATAATGAGCCCTTAAAAGATTCAGATTATATACAGGAAAAGATATATCAGTTCTCTACTTGGGTAGAGATGAAGAACTTAAATGATTCTTTTGATTTAGATAACTTTGAACAGTATGAAACTTATAGTAAGAAGATAGATAAGATCTTACAACATTCAAAGCCTAAGAAAGAAGATGAGCCTGATTATCTGATTAGGGATGTAGTAGAAAGACAGTTTAAACGTCAGTCTGATCCAGATGTAGTTCCTACTCCTTCAAGGCAAATTAATGAGTTAACTAATGCTGGTGGATTTGCAAGAGGTTCAGTAGCAGTATTACTTGATAAACCTAAAGCAAGAAAGACGTTCTTCTTGGTTAATCTGGCAATAGGTTATCTTAAGATGCGTAAGACTGTTTTATACATAGATACTGAAAATGGTCAGTCTCAAATTATGGATAGGTTTATTCAGTCATCTCTTAATAAAACCAAGAAGGAAATATACTCTGGTGAGTATGATAAGCTTGAACAAAAACATATTAGGAAGTTGGCAAGGTTTGGTGTTGAGCTTATAGTTGAAAGAGTCCCTGCAATGGTTACAGATTGTAATTATATAAGGGATAGAATCCTTAAACTTAAATCTCAGGGTATAAATGTTAAGGTAGTTATGATTGACTATCTAGCCAAGATGGCAAGTATAGCTGGAGATAAGGATGACTTCGAAAGAATAGGTAATGCTTTTATTGATGCTCAGAACCTTGCGGAGGATATGGATCTTGATTGTATATGGACGGCTAATCATGTTACTCGTAATGCTTATAAGCATCGTAAGACAAGGTATGAGGAAAATGATATTGCTAAATGCGTAGACATTGTACGTAACTCGGTAGCAATATTTGGTCTTAACTGTACAGAACAAGAAGAGAAAGATGGAATCCAACGCCTTGAATTAGTAGTAATGAGAGATGGTAAACCTAACGGGCGAGCATTATATAAAGTAGATATAGAAAGGCAGAGGGCAGTAGAATTTACCAAAGAGCAAAGGAAAAGATACGATGAGCTATATTCAGAAACTATAGATAACGAAATAAAGAAGCAAGCTGCCGAAACTAATAAAGAACAAAATCATGGAGATATATAAAATATGAAATACTCGGAACTAAAGCCAGGAGATAAAGTAATCCTACATACTTCTGATACAAGGTATGAAGATGAAATTAAATTTGTAAAAAGCGTAGGTCCTAAATGGATTAAGCTTGAAGATTTTTATAGGAGTGTAAAATTCTCTGTACTAGACGGCAGAGCTAATGATGCTTTACCTGGATATGAGATACTTATACCACAGTCTTCAGAAGAACAGGCTTGGGAAAAAACTTACGCTTATTTAATAGGGGAAGTAGTCCCAAGATATTTAAAAACATTATCATTAACTAAACTTAAACATTTACAAAAGAGATGGACAAACAAGGTTTTAGACGCATCTGGGAAGATTTCATAGTACCGTTTGCAGTATTAGGTGTAATTACTTTATGTATCATTTGGTTAATAAACCATGGCTAAGGTAACTCAACAGTTTAAAACACAGCTTTACAATTATTTTGTAAAGAGACTCGAGGCCTACGAATATAGGAATGGTTGGCTCCGAGTTCCTGTGTGTCCATATTGTGGTAGGGAACAGAAAATGGGTGTTAACCTTACAACTTACCGAACTAATTGCTTTAGGTGTGGAGAACATCCATCTCCTGCTCAAATGATAATGGATATAGAAGATTTAGATACTTATACAGAACTTCTAACATTTTTAAAACATGGAGACTTTACAGAACTTGAATTCAGAGAAGAAAAGGTTGAATTACCTGAGGCCAAGCCAGTATATTTACCTGAATCATTTAAACTCATTAACCAAGGAGAAAGTCATATTGCTAAAATCACGAGGAACTACCTCAAACACCGTGGATTCAATATTGATGGATTATCCAAGCAGGGTATCGGATATTGCACGAAAGGTGATTACTTTGGGTACGTTATACTCCCCTTCTATTCCAATGGAAAGCTTACTTACTTCAATGCTAGACTTGTCATTGGCAACGGGCCTAGATACAACAACCCTCCTAAATCAGTTACTGGGTTGGGAAAAGAATTTCTCATATTTAACGAAGATGCACTTGGATTATATAACCAGGTATACATCTGCGAAGGAGTCTTCAATGCTCTTACAATGGGCGAAAGAGCGATTGCAACAATGGGAAAGGCAGTTAGTTCATACCAAATCAATAAACTTATCAAGTCACCAGTTAAACGATTCATTCTTTTATTGGACCCTGATGCAAAGAAGCAGGCCATCAGCCTTGCTCTTAAACTCGTTAACTTTAAATCAATTAAAGTTGTATATTTACCAGAAGGAAAAGATGCAAATGACCTTGGGAAGAAAGAAGTAATGAAACTTGTATGGAGGACTAGATACCAAAACTATCAAGATTTAATCAAACTTAAAAATGAATTATGATGGTACTTATTTATGAATTGATAGCCTATTTAATAGGTTTAGTTATAGCTGAAAAGTTATATAGGTATGGAGGATATAACCGTGATCATGATGTAGTATGGTGGTCCTGGATAGGTGTATTTGTAATATTATTATCATTAAATGGTGGAAAATGGAGACATTAAACGGTGGAAGATAGAAATGAGAGAACCCAGTATTCACATTACTAAATCCAATTTCATAGATATATGCCATGAATTGGAAATTTGTGTTCCTTTTGACCAATTCTTTCAATTGGCTAAACGTAGGGCAATAAATACTAGAAGTATAACAGTTTCAAATAAGAAACTACAAAGACAAGTAAATAAAGTTACACTAGCAGATACAGGAGATGCTAATTTAATCTCGGATATTATATATTCAGAACGTATTAAATTAAAACACAGGGGAGTTAGAAAAATAAATGAATCACAAGGTAGAGAATGGGATGCTTGTAAAAAGCTTGCAGATATATGTAACACCTTTTGTCAGGATTTCGATTTAGAAACTAGGGCTGGTTACATTAAATATGTAGAGATAGGTATTAAACGTATGAACGGTAATTATAAAAATTTTGTTTGTCGTTTAGTACAGATGTCAGAAAATATATCTCAACAATATGAGTGTGAATTAGAATTAGCCAATGATGAAACCCCTTGGTTAACAGAACAGGCTTTTACATATTATGTATCTAAAATAGCTAAGGTAACAGGTATATATGATAATAATAAAGATCCATTAAACCTTGTTCATTTCAAGGCTTTAGTAAAAGTAGCAGGTCAAGATAGGATAAAAGATTGGATAGATGCTCAGTTTTATGCTTTAGCCTTTTGTAATGGTATACCTGCTCCAAAAGACTTGGTTGGAGAAAAAGCTTTGGAAAGGTATAATAAATACCTTTATAAGATAAAGCATAAAGAGGAACTTCCTCCAGAAGAGAACTTAGATTTGTGGAACCAGATTAATGATAATGATGATGGATTGCCATTTTAAATTTAAAGATGAGATAGATGAATGGTTATTTAATGAAATGGGATTAATACCTGGTAGTTGTTCATCTATAGAGAGTTTAAAGTATGATATAGCTAGAGAATCTATAGAAAAATTCCAAGAATCTCTAATTCAAAAGTCATGTAAGTGGATAGGTAATCACTTATTAGCTCCTTGGCAAGGACAATATTTAGAAGAATTTAAAAATGATGTAAGGTATGGTAATAATAATAATTCAAAACTGTAATACTTGTGAAGTTGATATACCTCAGAAATATGGGTTAAGACTTTATAAAGATTTATCCGTAAGGCATCCTAATGCTTTCTACCTCAAGAGACAATCTAAAGGTAATTGGGATGGCATTGTACATTTTATAAATCAACGGGGTGTATTTAAAATAGGTATGTTACCTCGAGTGGTTGAGTTATGTAAATCTTATGGTCTGAAGGTAAAGGTAATAGATGAACGTAAACCTTTACCTAAGGTTAATAAAGTGATAACTAGAACTACTAACTTTAAACTTAGGCCTGAACAAATAAAAGCTGTACAGGCTGTAGTAAATAATAAGGTACAAGGAACCTCATTTCAAATTGGAGTTTTAGATTATGCAGTAGGTACAGGTAAGACTCTTATTATGACGGCATTATACTTAACCTACAAGAGGCAGTTACGTACTTTACTTATAACTAATGACTCTGACTGGCTTAACCAGGCTAGATCTGAATTTAAAGAATACCTACCAGATGAGGATATTACATTTATCCAAGGTACTAAAAAACTTAATAAATGGACTAATTTCAATATAGGTATGGTACAAACCCTGTCAAGGAATATTAGGAAGTTTCAGAATGAGTTAACTAAAATTGATATGGTATTAGTGGACGAGGCTGACTTAGGTGGAAGCAAGTCCTATCAGTCTGTGTTAACTCATTTATGGAATACACGTATACGTATAGGTCTTTCAGGTACTATCTATCTCAGTAAGTTTAAGAAGGACCAGTTAAAGAACTGGAATCTTGAGGCTTTCTTTGGTCCTAAGCTTGCAGAATTTAAATTGGCTGATAGTACTAAGAAAGGCTATGCTACACCAGTAGTGGTTAAGATTATTAATAGTAAACCTTTTTATGGTAATTGGGAATCAGAAGCCTTAAATTATAAAGATGAGTATGATGATACCGTTACTAATAATGAAATAGCTTATAAGATGGTATTAGACAGAGCTAGGTTTAACTGTATGCAAGAGAGGTTTCCTATGTTAATTGTATGTAAATATATTAAACATTGTGAATATATCTACAGGTATTTACAAAATAGGAATAATGGTAATCGTAAAGCCATAATATCCTATGTTCATGTAGATACTCCTAGTAAAAAAAGAAATAAAATACTTAGTGATTTTAGGGAAGGGAAGATAGAAATTCTTGTAAGCACTACTATTATTGCCAGAGGTAAAAATTTTCCATTACTTAAGTCCATGATAAATGCAAGTGGATTTAAAGCAGAGGAAAAAACCATTCAATTTCTTGGTCGATTAGTTAGGTTACACAAATCCAAATCAAAAGCTTATCTAGATGATATACAATATCCTGGCCATTATCTAGGTAAACATAGTAAAGCAAGGGTTAGGTCATATAAGAAACAGGGTTATAAAGTTATATTTATAAATAAACCTACTAAGTTTCATATACCCTAATACCTTTTACTAAGAATGAACTAATAAGTAATACTTATTTCCGTAGGATAATAAGTATTAACATATAGGCATATAGGCATTAATATATTAATAATTAAAACAAAACAATTATGATGACTTGGGAACAAGTTCCTCCTCAGGAACAACAAGAATTAAGATTAGCTTTTATAAATGATCCTTCTATCAAAAAACTGGATCAATTAGCTACCCAACTTCAAAGGAATAGGGACTTCATTGGAGCTCTTAATCTTAAAAAAGAAATAGAAGCTCAATGGGAATATGTAAAACAAACCCACCTCAAATCCTATGATAATACTGTACAAGAAACTGTTAAATTATCTAAGATTGGTCTACCAGAAGATAAACTACAATCTCTAATAGAGAACATGTTAACTATCTTCATGGCTTGCGATATTATCGAAACAGCACATATGAATGCTAATGAGATTCTTAAAAGCCATGATAATAATTATTCACTCGATAACTTCAATGATCTTATTTCATTTATAAATAGAATAAAGGCCCATCTTAAATTTTTACAATCAGAGACTGGGTATATGGATGACCTTGCTTGGGGTGATGGTTGTGATAAACAATATGAGATGATTCGGAATAAGGCAAGATCCATCATGAAAAAGAAGGATGATATCAAAAGATGGGGTCAAAACCTTAAAAAGTACATAGACGGTACTCTTGACCAGAAAGCTCATCAAGACAAAGTATAGTCTGAACTATTAAACTTAAAATAACGTTTTATAAATATTATGGGTAAAAAAGAGAAGAAGAACCTACCGGTACTTAGTAAGCAAAATCCACTAGTACCTATAGATGTTACTCAACTAGGTAGTAATGGTGATCCTTGTTTTGGTAAAGGTTACGACCTTAGTACTAAGGAATGTAAATTATGTGGAGACTCTGAACTCTGTTGTATCAAGATGTCACAGGCTTTAAATATAACTCGGAAGGAGTTAGAAGCTAAGAATCATTATAAGGACCTTGAAACACTAGAGGATATAAATGGTATCAAGAAGTATATCAGAGGGTTGAAACGTAAAGGTAAAACTCGTAAAGAGATAGTAGAAAAGGCTTCAGTTAAATTTGAAGTACCTAAGAAAGATATTCGTTTAATTTATAAATCAATGTAAAAATGAGTAAAGAACCAAGATTAAGGTTTGCTCTCAGTAGAGAAGTAGAATTTCCAAAGAGAGCCAGTGAACATGAAGCAGGTATTGATTTCTTCGTACCTAAGGATTTAACAGTAGAGGATATTCTGAAAGCTAATAAAGATGTTCCTGATGTAACTATCTTTGAAGGTATCAGTGAATGGCCAGCAGCAGGTCATATATGCTTACATGTAAATGAGGATGGTTTTGTCACTAATATCTGGTTTGGAGCTGGATCACGTATTATCATTCCTTCTGGAGTACATGCTCTTATTGAACCTTGGGCTTCAGCTCTTATCGCAGCTAATAAATCTGGAGTATCAACAAAGAAGGGTTTGATTTATGGAGCTCAAGTTGTAGATTCTACTTATACTGGAGAGATCCATATATCTCAAATTAACCCAGGAGAGGATCCTCAGGTAATATCTGCAGGAGATAAAGCTATCCAGTTTATTCATACACCAGTCCTCCTTACTCAAGTTGAACATATCGAATGGGATGGATTTGATGGTTTCTTGGAGAATGCCAAGGATTGGTCTAAAAGGGGTGATAATTGGCAGGGATCTACTGACCACGAAAAGAAAGATATCGACCCATATAATGATGGACCAAACGCTTAAGATATGGATATAAGAAACTTTATAAACGAGGTTTGTCAATGTGAACCTGGAATGGAGTTGGAGAAAATCTTCCAACTCCATGAGGGTTTATTAGAGAAGTACTTACCAATTGAAGGACTTCCACATTGGCCAATAAATGTAAATAAGAGAGAGGCTCAAATTATTCTTAAGGATATGTCTGCAAGAGTAATAGAAGAACTTGGAGAAGGTTATGAGTCTACTACTTATGTATTAGAGATGCTTGATAAAAATGGATTCAACTTCAATAGGTGGGAAAGAGAAGACTATAGGCAGCTTTTAAATCACCTACAGAATTCAAACGAAGAACAAGCAGATGCTATTGCTTTTTTTATAAACTTACTCTTCTATAGCAACATAAATGTAGAAGATATAAAGAACTATATTGTAGCCAAGGGTTTGAATAAACTGGTTGATAGTACTATACCTAAAGAAGATATGTCTACTGATTTTATCATGATGGTAGGCCTTGGTATATTACAGAACCGTTTTGAAGATGCTACAGAGAATCAACATACTTGGTGTATATTCCACTACATGTTATTTGACCAGTTCGGAATTAAAGATTATGATAAGGTAGCTTCATATACTCCAGCCTTTCATAGTATATCTTGGGAATCGCATGATATAGAGGCTAAGATGTGTTGGGAATTAACTTATCATCTATCAGTAGCTCGTAACTATCTTAAAAATAAGCCTTGGAAACAGACTGGAGAGATGACTGATGAGCAAAGGTATCAGGAGGAGGTAGTAATTGCTTTCCTTGAACTCCTTGGTTACTTCAGGTATATTGGATTTACTGCTGATTCTCTACTTCAACTTCGTTACAAGAAACATTTAGTTTGCCTTTTTAGAATAAAATCAAAATATTAATTACCGTGTCTGGATTTAATCGCCCTATAGAAGGCCTAGAATATATGAGTACAGAAGAAACCTGTCACTCATTAGAATTTGCAACTTCCCAAGAGTGTTGGGAAAAATTAAACGAGATGTTTTTGACTATAGATCCAGTCCTCTTTGAAAAGGGGGGACTGGCTAATTCTGGATTAGCTACAGTATATAATGTATTTATTAAGATACGTAAAGCTTATGTTGATCCAGATTTTAACTATGGTCGGGTATTTAACTATACAGCCACTAAGTGGAGTAGTCTCTTGAATAACTACATAGATTTTAATAAGTTGGATCTAATGCGTAGTCGTTTGAGAGATCTTAAAGCCAAGTATAATCAGAATTACAATCATAGTTATGTATTCAACAATAGGCATGATAACGGAAAGCAATGTTTGCTCGCAGTCACTTTCTCAAAACGATTCCAAGAAGATGTACCAGTTCTCACAATGGTACTCAGAGCTTCTGAGATCACGAAACGCCTTATATTCGATCTATTATTAGTACAAAGGATGTCAGAATATGTATACGGGCCAAATCAAACTGTTCAATTAAATATATTCTGTACTCAAATGTATGGTAATGTTGAAACTCTTATGATGTATGATGCTTATAAGCCTCTTAAAAAAGTATTAAAAGGACATAAGAATCCATGGACTAAGCATGTTAAAGAAGTATTTGAAAAATATAAGACAGGAGATCCAAAACAATTTTCTAGTTTTAAGGTATTCTTTCGTTCATTCAAAGTGATAAGACCAGATCTATATGAATATAAACCTCTGTATGCTAAAGATATGCTTCTCGAGTATGATGAAGGAATTCCATATCCAGAAGATTGTATTTCTTACAGTCAGAGAAAGAAATTTAAAACTCAATATCTTAAAAAACAAAAGAAAGATGGCAACTTATAAACATAATAAGACCGGTAAACTATATCAGGTAGCTGATACTATTGGGTTTTTGAAGGTCATTAATACTACTAATGCCCAAGACGGTCAGGAAATGGTTATGTATCTAGATCCTAAAAAACCTAATAAGATATTTGTTAGGGAAAAGAAGGAGTTTGAGGAGAAGTTTACATTATTTAAAACATCAAATTGATATGAGAATCTACGACAACGCTTATGAACTTATGTCTGAAACAGGACGTAACGTTTGGGAAATGGGAATTGAAAATCGTCCCAAAACCTATCAGAACAAAAACATTGAAGGTAATCCTGACTTCATCACGAAGGAGCTTATTGCTGAAAGCTATTGTCTTACACAATTACCAGATCCAAAATGGTTGTTTGTATATACCAATACACAAGAATGGGCTGATGCCGAGTTTGAGGAACGTATTTCAGGTGAACTAATAAATCCTGGAGAGGCTTGGAAATTAAATAGGCCCATGTGGGAAGAGTTTCTTACACAAGGTGATGAACAGGATGCAGGTTTTGATTATACTTATGCTGAACGTATTAACAGACTTTGTATTAATAGGTTTGGTGATGAAGATAATATAATGAGAACTTATCTAGAGGATATAGTAAGGTTACTTAAGTTTGATAATGATACTCGTAAAGCGGTTCTTAGTATATTCGACCCAAGCGAAGATAGAAATAGGCTTGATGGTTTTGCTCGTATACCGTGTTCTATGTATTATCAATTTCTTATCCGTCCAAACGGAAAAGGGGAAAAGGTATGTAACATTATCTATAACCAACGTTCATCAGATATGGTTTTACATTTTGGTGATGATGTATATCTTGCTTGGAGACTTATGGAATATGTAGCTGAAAGAGTAGAAGTTAAGCCAGGTTATCTCTATCATCAAATTGGAAGCCTACATTCTTATCAAAGAGATTGGTGGAAATTGAAGACATCAATAGACGATTTGATGGAGAAAGAATAAATACTATTCATATATGGGAATGCTCAATAACGGGTATTCCCATATTTAACGTTTAATAGGATGAGAACAAAAACCCAAATATTAACCACTAAGGCTGAAGTTAGGCAACTAATTAAAGCTTGTAAGCAGACTGGTTACTGTTGCTATGATTTTGAGACTAATGCACAACCAATCTACATGAAAGATTTTTGTACTACTATCTTATCTATCACGTTTCAGGCTGGTTTTGCTTGTTCAGTAGTTACTGATCACTTCCAAAGAAAAGAATATAAGGTTAAGTATTCCTCTAAATGGGTAATTAAAAAGATTGGTCACGAACTTATTGAAAATAAAGAGGTCGTTAAGATGGCTTGGAATCATAAGTTTGATGGTCAGATATTCCAGAAGTATCATATCTATTATCGAGGTACTGTTATTGATGGTATGCTTGCTAAGTATGTACTTAATGAGGAAAAACCTAACGGCTTGAAGGATATGACTCGTAGATATCTACCGGAATATGGTAACTACGAATCAGAAAAAGGTTTTGATAAGATACCTTGGGACCAGAAACCTTTGGATAGATTATGCCAGTATGGTGGTCAGGATACTGATTATACATTTAGACTTTGTATCTTTTTTGAGAAGAAGTTAATTGACTTAGGATTATATGACTTATTCAGGAATTTGATTATGCCTGCTTCAAGGGTTCTTCAATCAGTAGAAGCAAATGGGTTATATATTGACAGAGAGTTCAATGAAAAACTACTTGAAGAATATAAGAAAAAGATTGACAAAGCTCTAGATAATATCCTAAATCTACCTAAAGTTAAACGTTTTCATAAATATTTAATAGAGCAAAGGGTTGAAAAATATGTAAATAAGGTACAGTTAGAAATTGATCAATTACGTGAAGAGGATGAAGAGAAGAATTTTAAAAAGATAGCCTCACGAGAACAGAAGATAGTTAATGTTCGAATGGGTATATACAGTACTAAAGGTGAGAGAGGATTAGAGAAACCTATTAATTTGGGGTCTCCAGTTGATCTTCCTTTATTGGTGTATGATGAACATGGGTTTGGTTTTGAATGTACAGAGTTTACAGACACGGGTAATCCATCTACTGCTGAAGATACTTTGCAACAGTTACGATTAACTGTAAAGAAACCAGATAATCCTAAAGCTATTTTCCTTGATAACCTATTAGATCTCAGAGGTTTACAGAAAATGTATACAACTTTCATTGAAGGTTGGCATGATAAGACCCAGGATGATAACAAGTTACATGGTTCATTTAAGATTCATGGTACTACATCCGGAAGATTAAGTTCATCAGAACCTAATTTGCAGCAGATACCAAAGACATCAGTAGACCCTAATATCAAAAAACAATTAGTAGCTGCTCCTGGTACTCTTTATATATCCTCTGACTTTTCCCAAGCAGAGTTAAGAATCATGGCTCATCTAAGTGGAGATGAAACTTACTTACAAGCTTTTGCTTCAGGTAATGACCCTCACTTAGCTATTGCTTGTAAGAAATATCATGTACCTTATGAAGAGATCTTACCAATATATAAAGATGAAAAACATCCAGATCATAAGATGTGGTCTGTAAGACGTAAACAAGCTAAACAACTTGCTTTCGGACTTATTTATGGTATTGGTCCAGGTCTACTTGCTGTTAAACTATCAGATCCTAAGTCTGGTATTATCGTTACTAAGGATGAAGCTAAAAAACAGATGGATGAGTACTTTGCAGAACATCCAGCACTTCAAAAGTTTAAAGCTAAGCAGGAGAGGATCTTAAAGAAACAAGGATTTATTAAATCTCTTTTTGGTAGAAAACGTAGGTTACCACAGATATGGTCTGATAATCATGATGAGCAAGCTTATGCTATCCGATTAGGTCTTAACTTCCCTTGTCAATCAGCTGCATCAGATATGTGTCTATTTGGGTCTATCCTTATATATTATTTAATGAGGCAAGGTAAGTTACCCATGATGGATTCAGTAACATTGGTACATGATGCTAATTATTTTAATGCTAGGCCTGAAACAATTAATACTTGGGATTTGTATGAGATGTGGAAGATCTTCAGTAATCCAAGTACTAAGAAGTATTTTGGATTCCAGATTGATGATGTACTAATGGATATGGATTATCATGTAGGTCGTACAATGGCTGAGGAACTTCCATTTATTCCTGGGTATGATTATCGTAAAATGCTTGAGCCAGACTTTGATGTTGAAGAATATATGAATGAAGCTAAAAAGTATGGTGATATACCAATTTCAGATTATCCTAAATATTTCGCTAAACAAATGAAGAAGTATGAAGAAGATTTTAAGGCAGGGAAGTACTAAGAAGTATAGAGCAAGATGTGCAGTATGTGATACTGAGTTTGAATATCAAGTGCCAGATCTGATATTTATCAAAAAGTTAAATATGGTATGTGTAGAATGTCCTAATTGTAATATACTTATACAACATAAAGGAAATCCAAGTTCTAATATAACCACTGAGCAATTATGAAGGATATAAAGATAAAGCCTATTAAGGTGAAGTTTCAAGGTAAGGTATTAAAGATTGATATACAAAAAGAATTGTCTATCAATGAAAACCTTATGAACTCTCAGCTTAAGGATTCTCCGTCTAGTTATTATATTTTATGTTCTATTCGAGATAAATATATTAAAGAACGGGACGCTCTAGCAAGAGAAAAGGAAGATACCTATGCAACTCAATGGGTATATTTTAAAGATTCTAATGAAAGGTGGAATAATGATTATGTATCTAACAAGGTACTTTCATCGAAAAAATATAGGTCCGTTTGTGAAAGGTATCTAGAAGCTGCTGCAAAAGCTGCTGAGTTCATTTCTATATGTAACTGTTACTTAAGTAGAGAAAATATACTACGTTCCTTGAATGCCAATGTTCGTAAACAACTATAAGTTATAAACCTTTTAATTAATTAAAATTATGTTCAAATTAAATCACATTTCACTAACAGTAGCCCAGAAGATGGCTGCTATCTTAAAAAGATTAGGTACTCCAACAGAAAATAGGGTACTTATTCTAAGTCCTAAAGATCAAGATACAGTGTCTGGATCTATAATTATCCCAGGCCAAACCAAAGAGGGTGTACCTCGTGAGGGTGTTGTTATTATACCTGGTCCAATTACAGATGATTATACTAATTACATCGGTATGGTTCAGATTGGAGTAATAGTAACCTATGGATTATATGCAGGTAAAGAGCTTGACCTTTGGGGTGATTTTAATGGTACAGAGTTAGCTTCTATGGAAGGTAAATGGGAGTTTACAGTACTTGCTCTCAATGAGATCATCTATGTTCATGAAAATAAAAATGTTTAAGCAATGAAAGACAAAAGTAAAAAGAAGCTCTCCAGTAGTGGAATGACTACAAAGGAGAAGATGCTTGCAAGAAAGAAGGCTCTTGAAAGCAAGGGTAATAATAACGGTTTGATCTTCCCAAAAGAAGGTAGTACTCGTATTAGACTTAAGTCTCCAGGAGATGATCAAGAACTAGGAATAGAGGTTGTTCAATTCTATCTTCAGGGAGTTGGTGGTATTATTTCTCCTGCTACCTTTGATGAGCCTTGTCCTTTTATGGAGAAGTACCAGGAATTAAAAGCTTCTAAAGATGAAGACGATAAAGAATTGGCAAAGCTACTTATCCCACGTAGGAAGTACGTAGTCGGAGGAATCATTTATCAAGATGATAAAGGAACCAAGGTTGATCATGATGGACAGGATAAGGGTATTCTAATAGCTGGATCAGTATACAACGATATTATTGACCTTTATCTTGATGAGGATGAAGCAGGTGATATGACTGATCCTAAGACTGGATACGATATAAAGATTGTTCGCTCTGGTTCAGGTAAAATGGATACATCTTATACGGTACGTCCTTGTAAACCCACTAAGTTGGACAAGAAGTATGCTGGTACCATTGATTTGGAAGGCATTGTTCGTTCTCAGATTGAATCATATGATGAGTTGGAGGAAAAGCTTGAGAAGTTCCTCAATGAGGATCACTCTTCAGATGATGAGGATGATGAACCTAAGAAGAAGTCCAAGAAAAAGGATAAGGATAAGGACAAGAAGAAAAAGAAGTATAAGTCAGATATTTAAGTGTACATTTTTAACTGATATGAGGAGGGAGGTAGGTAAATCTTACTTCCCTCTTTTAGTTTAAACTTATAACAATATGGCTAAGAAAACAAAGGTTGGTTTAAAAGTACCAACATTAAATGAGCTCAATAAAAAGTACGGCTCAATTATAAAGATGAAGGCATCAGAAGTAGATGATCATAACCTATGGTTACCTTCTACATTCTTTGCACTCAATCATCAGTGGGGAGGAGGTATTCCATTCGGTAAGATTGTAGAGGTTGCTGGAGAAGAATCATCTGGTAAGTCTCTCATAGCTTATAACTTCGCTTATGCTACTCAACAACTTGGAGGTCATGTTATTTGGGTAGATGCTGAACAATCTTGGATGAATTCCTGGGCTGAAGAGAATGGAGTTGACCCAGATAATGTTACTGTAGTTAATGATACTCGTATTGAATATGTATCAGATATCGTAGCTGACCTTGCAATTTATTGGAGATCTCAGCTTACTCATAATGAACCAATTCTATTGGTAGTTGATTCAATAGCTGCTATGGACTGTTCTGATAATATCGATGCCAAGATGGTAGAAGGTAAAGCAGAAATGGGAGGTAGAGCTAAGGCATTATATAAATATTTTCGTATACGCAATGAGTTGTTTTACAGGCTCGGAATTACTCAAATCTATATCAATCAAGTTCGTACTGCCCTCAATGTTGGCTTCGGAAAGGATAATACTACCACAACTGGAGGAGCAGCTCTCAAATTTTGGGCGTCAATTAGAGTTGCCTTCTTCGCTGGTAGAAGCATTACAGTTAAGTCTAAGGGAAGAGAGAGAAAGGCTGGAAAACTGGTTACACTCCGATTGCTTAAAAACAAGGTTGCACCGCCTAAGCCTACTATCTCTAAATGCCCTGTATACTTTAACCCTAAACTACACGATATCGGGTTCGATCGCTATTTCTATCTCGATGAGGTTTTTGTTGAGGAGGAGGTTATCGATAAAGGCAATGGCGGGATTTTTAAGTACAAAGGAGAGAAGATTGCTAGAGGAGAAGAGAAATTCCTGGAATTACTGGAATCTGATGATGATCTTAGACGAAAGCTTCTCAAAAGAGCTGGTATCAACACCATTGGAGCAACTCGAAAGAAGTTGGAATCAATCAATGTAAATCTGTTCCCGGTCGATGGAGTAGAATATGAATCTTTTAATGACGCAGAAGACGATGAAGACCAAGATGAATGAGCAACAAGTAGGTGGCAATCACTATGAAAGGCTTAAAGTTGAGCCAGTAAAGGTGTTTGCCGCCTTTAACTTTAACTGGTTTCAGGGTGAGATATTGAAATATGTATCAAGGTTCCCATTTAAAAATGGTGAACAGGATTTAGGTAAAGCCATACATATTGCTCAGATGGCTAAAGACCTAAAAGTTGGAGAGAAAAAGAAGAAACGTATTAAGTTCTCAAAATTAGTTTATGAGAAGAAGTACCTTTCTGATTTGGTAGAAGATTATCGTAAACAATTCGAGTACGAAGAATATATGACTGTCATTCTTATCGGACTCATAGAAGAGAACTATGTTTATGTGAAAGAACAAGTAATTAAACTAAAAGAAAAATATTATGGCAAGGAAAAGAGTACTACTGGTGGACGGAAATAATATACTACACCAGAGTTTTCATAAGTTTGAAAAATTGAAAAGTACTGATGGTAAACCTAGTGGAGCTATCTTTGGATTCTTTAAATCTTTACACATGTATATCGATAGATTCCAACCAGATGATGTATATATTACCTTTGATAATGGTCATTCTCCTTTAAGGGATAAGCTTTTACCAAAATATAAAGAGCATCGTCAAAATATATCTTATGACAGGGAGTCTTTATTTGCACAAAAGGCAGTTATTATGAAGATCCTGCGTATGCTAAGAATTAAATACTTATTTGATAAGAATAATTCTAACGGTTATGAAGGTGATGATCTCTTAGCATACCTTTATTTTAAAAAGATAAATAAGGAATGCTTAGTAACAATTGTATCATCGGATAAGGACTTTAATCAGTTACTTACAACTGATAGAGTGAAGATATTTAACCCAAGAAAAGAAGAGTATGTTAGACAAACGAATTGTAAAGAACTTTTTGGATACACTCCATACGAAACGGTCGATTACCTTTCTCTTGTGGGAGATAGTTCTGACGACATACCTGGGGTTCCTGGTATTGGTCCTGTCAAAGCTCGTAAATTTCTTGACAAGTGGCAATCAATAGCTAAGTATTTAGAGCTTAATGCCGATGATAATGTGAGAGAGGTATATGAAAGGAACAAACAGCTCATAGATTTGAAGTGGTTTGTAGATAACCACTCTTTAGATCTTGACAAGGTACTAAAAATATATACCAGAAGAAAGATTAATTATGAGAAGTTCAGAGAGGTATGTATAGAGTACTCTTTCAATTCATTTATGACTGATATATTTATCGAACCATTTAAAAAGTTATTAAAATGAAACCATTACGTATTCAATTAGCTGGACCATCAGGAGTAGGTAAAACCACTCTTGCTAAATGGTTAGAGGAAACTTATCAAATTCCGTTCGTATCTGGTAGTGTATCTGACTTGTTACCACAAACTAAAGAGGAACCCCATCATGATATGCTCTCACATGATAAGAAGGAGTTGTATACCCAGGATTTTCAGATCCTAAATCTTCGTAATAAACTATACAGTAAGAAAGATAATTATGTATCAGATCGTAGTTATCTAGACTCTGCTGCATACTTCATGTATAAGCAGTCAGATACTATTCCTCAGTGTGAGATAGAGCATTTCTTTGAGCTATGTAAGAAATGTTTGGTAGAACAAACTGATATGCTCATAGTAGTAGGCTTTACTCCATATATGGTTAAGAATTGGGTAATGGAAGATAACAATAAACGTATTCTTAACAAGTACTTTCAAGCTCAGATATCTTATATTATGAGATATATTCTTACTGAGTGGGGTATGAGTTTCCTTGATCCTATTCCTTATATACATAAAGGTTTTGGTAAGAGAGATAAATGTCTAACTGAAGGTCAATATTATACTTGTATACTTACTACTTTATACGGTAGTACTTCTGTTATCTGGATAGATGAACCAGGATTAGAAACTCGTAAAGAGATAATTGATAACTATTTAAAACGTATTAAAGTATGAAGAAAGAAATTATAGCTATAGCTTTTTCAGACCTTCATCTGAATATGTATGCTAAGTTTAATTCAGATAACCATCGTCGGACTCTTAATGGGTTTGACGTTTTATTCCGTATAGCTGATTTATGTAGTAAGTATAGTTGCCCTGCTATATTCTGTGGAGATTTATTTCATAAGCCAGAGAATATAGATGCTGATTTATATGATTTGGTACAGCAAAAGTTCTTTGAACTCAATCTCATTAACCATAAGACAGGTTTTAAAGTATATGCTATATCTGGTAATCATGATATTAATAAAGTTAACACCATTGATAACCATAAGCCTTCTTGGGTATCAAGGTTTGCTAATGAATATGAGTGGTTAGAGTGTATAGATTGTAAATCTATAAGACTTGGTAAATACATATTGCATGGTGTACCCTATATTGATCATAATCTTGGCCTTAATAAATATCTTAGTAGTATAAGTGCTGCTATTGTATTATTACATACAGATTACCCAGGAGCTAAAGATACAGACGGTAGACCAATAGATTCTGTAGAGAATTTAAACATAAATCAATTAAAACCATTTAAACTAGTTTTATGTGGCCATATACATAAACCTCAACGGTTAGGTAAGAAGGTTTATATGGTAGGTGCTCCTCAACAACAGAGGCGTACTGACCGTAATTGTAAAATGGGTTATATGGAGATATATGATGACCTTTCTGTTAAGTTTAGATATTGGGATGATTATCCTAAATTTATAGATGTATATGATGAGTCTGAGATTAAAGATGATGGCAATTATTATACAGTTATACCGAAGCCTACTAGTAAAACTATAGAATCTGAACATAAAATTACAAAGCAACTTACTAAGAAACAACTAGCACGTCGCTATATGAAACAAAAGGGGGATAAAAATAAGACTCGATTGAAGTTATTAACAAAGGTATTAACTAAAGGAGAAGAGTTATGTTAACATTTCTATCAATAAATATCGAAGGCTTCAGGAGTATAGCTGAACAAACTCATTTACAGCTTAATACTCCAGGAATAACCTGGATTAACAGTCCTACTGGTAGTGGTAAATCGACTATTTTCTCTGCTATCACTTGGTGTTTGTATGGTAAGGACTTAAAAGGTGTATCAGAGGTTAGAACTTGGGAGAAATTACGTCCCAAAAATTATCAAGGAGTGTGTGTTACCATCAATTATCAAACTTCTAAAGGTGTATTCAAGGTAATTCGTTGCCAAGATTATAAATTACCTCTCGAAGATGGTAGTAAAGGAGGTAATAGGTTAATCATGTATCAGGATGCCTATCCTTTAGATGTAAAAGGTAAAACTAAGATCCAAAGTGAGATTGAAAAGTCTGTAGGACTCACTTACCAACTGTTTATCAATTCAATTATGTTTGGTCAGGGTCTTAAAAGACTTATACAGGAGTCAAATACTGATAAGAAGAAGCTTTTTGAGGAGGTATTTGATCTCAATTTCTTAAATTTAGCAAAAGGAGTGGCAAATGACGAACGTCGTGATATTTTAGTAGAGGCAAATGAAATCGAAAACAAAGCCAACCAACTTAAACATCAGGTTGAGGAATCTAAGAATACTTACTTCGAATTACGAGAACGTGAAAGGTCCTGGAAGGCAACGATTCATAGACAGCGTAGAGAGCTTAGAGAAAAACGAACTGAACTCACTAGAAAGTTACAGAAAACACAACGTGAACTCAAAGACACTGTTGCAAATACTCTCGACAGTAAGATATCTAGAACAGAATCCAGGCTCAACAGTGTATGTAACAAGTTAAAAAAGGCTAAGGGCGACACCCAGCTTGACTTAGAGGACTTTGTAACTGAAATCCTAAAAATGCTAAAAAGTAAAAAGTACGAAATGGCGTATAAAAAATTACAAACCTTGCACGCTACATTTAAGGAGATCACTGAGTGCCAAGAAGAGAAAGAAGAGCTTATCAAGAAAAAACTTAATCTAAAACAGATAAAAACCAAATATCAGTATATAAATAAGACTTGTAATACATTAGCGGACAACATATGCGAAATAGATGAACAAATAAGGGAGTTAGAAAATGAAAAACAGAAGGTACTATCTCCAAAATATAAAAAGGCTTGGGAGAATTATCGTAAGAAACTTAAGAAGGCAGACGAGGACTACCACAATAAACTCGGAGAACTCGAAAACTACGATTGGCTTATTACGGAGCCACTCGGAAATAATGGAATTAAGGCGTATCTCTTTGACTCCTCCCTCGATTTACTCAATCATGTTCTGGAAAGCTATTCAGAAATCCTCGGATTTAGAGTATCATTCGAAGTTGACCTCGACTCTGCAAGAAAAGAATTCGTCACCCTTATCGAATCAAATGGGATTATCATAGAATATGACGAACTTAGTGGCGGAGAAAAATCATTGGTTAATCTTGCTATGGCTTTGGCGATGAATGAGGCACTTACGGCCGCTAGAGGTATAAATTTAGCCTTTTTGGATGAGGTATTCGAAGGAATATCAGATGATGTACTCGAAATAGCTATAAACCTCATTACAAAGGTATTTGAGAATAAAAACTTATTCTTAATTTCACATCACCAGTCATTACCGTTGCACAAAGCTAGGATCATGCAAGTGGTTAAACAGGATGGCCTTTCTAAAGTACTATATACTTAAGTATAAAACCCAAAATTATGGCAAATAGTAAAAAGAAAGGTAACAGATTCGAAAGAGTCGTAGCAAAATATTTTACAGATTGGTCTGGGTTTAAATTCGGTAGAACTCCTGGCTCAGGTAGTTTTCATAATAACCGGGATTTAGGCTCAGACCTAATTTGTAATGATGATAAACATAAAAATCGATGCTGTATTTCCATCGAATGTAAGAATTACCAAGATATCCGTTTTGAACATGTACTTCTTGGTAATAAACGTTGTAAGATCTTTTCTTTCTGGGAGCAAGCTCAAAGAGATGCTAAGAGAACTAATAAGTTCCCTATTCTTTGTATGAGATACAACTCTATGCCGAGAGGAGAATTCTTTTTCGTTGTAGATAGTACTGTATCTAAATATCTTGGACCAGCCAGTCGTATGATGATTATTAATGCTCCAGAGTTGGATTTCTCTGAAACTCCATTATTCATCTACATGGCCTCTGAGGTGAAAAAGAAGTCATATAAGGCTTTACACAAAGCTCTTCGTAAAGAATTAAGAAAATCCTCTAAGTAATATGAAACATACTCATTATTCATACTGTATCTTCTATTTGGAGGAAAAGTATTATAAGGATATTAATAAAGATCTTAAGGATAATGGGTATAAGCATGTACGAGCTATAATACCTACTATCAAGTTCATAGATCACCAATCTAGCAGAGGTAGGTATGTAGATACTGAGGTACCTCTTCTTTTTAATTATGGTTTCATGAGAGTACCTACTGATAGAGTATTTGATAGGCAGTACATGGCCAGAATGAAGAAGTGTATACCAGGTATAAGAGGTTGGTTGAAAAATACCGAAACTTTACATAGAGGCAGAGGTAAAAGGCCAAGAGTGGATAACCTAGATATATTCGATGACTTTTCTCAGATAGCAAGAGTACCAAGGAGTGAGGTAAGGCGTTTCTTGGCTATTACAAAAGAAAATTCAAGGCTCAAATTTGAGGATATAACTGCTTTACATATAAATGACTTCATAACACTTAGGCATTATCCCTATATTGGAGTAGATGCTATAGTTAAAGAAGTAGACTGGGATAATCAAAGAGTTAGGTTATTAACTTATCCAGAAACTTATAAGATTCTTAGTTGGTTGCCTATGGAACTAGTGATCTATAGCGTTTATGAAGATTTTGATCCGAGAAAACTGTTAGCAGATCAACAAAAGGGGGATTTAAATAGGATAACCAATGATCAAGTGACCAAGATACCTAATAAGAGACATATTAAGACTCAAAAGTTAAATTATCAAAGATAGTAATTATGGCAAATATGACATCAGCCCAATCACAGGCTTGGGATTGCTTAAAGCCAATAGAGCAGCAATCCCTATTTTTACAGATTTCCGAAGGTAAATCATCTTGGGAAGCTGGTAATGTATTAGGTATTACTCATTACAAGTACATTGAGATTAGAGAAAGATCTCAGAAGTTTTTCAAATTATTTACTGATTTCTTTGAGGAACATGGTAGTATATTTAGACCAGATAGCCCATGTGAACCTCAGTTTCTGGATTTTATCGAGGCTTGTATAGAGAAAAGAATGAAGTACAAGGATGCTATAAATGCCTCTGGAGATTCAGCAAATACTGTACCTTGTGTAAACCATAGGAGTATTATACGGAATATGGAATTGTTACAGGAATCTGATGATCCTTGGGACATATGTACAAGAAGACTTATTTTCGAATTCGATAGATGGAATAATCATCGTATTCTTCCGAGAATGCTACAACAGCCAAGCGCATTCAAAAGGCGAGAAAACAAGAGAGAAAAGATACTCCTTAAGTATATTCTTACTCGTAACCCAGATTTTGTACTAGAGAGAATCAGGGAACGTTGGTTTTATAAGGTAAAACCTTCAAAGAAATCATATTGGGTAGCATTGATATCCAAGACTTTATATACTGATGGATACTATCTTCTTAAGATAAAACCAGAAGAAGAAGTGATAAAAGAACTTTCTAAGTTCTACCTATATATTTTCGATAATAGAGAAGATGCCGATACTTATGGATTCTTGGCAACCCAGTATCAGGATAGGACATCTAGTATAAAGCTATCTCAGAAGTTTTGGCCTGAGTATAGAGAAATCATACATAAGGCTGTTAACTATAATGAGGTAAATAACATGGAGTGCTCTACTCATCATTTAGATATGGCTTATAACCAGCATAAACCTGGGAAAAGGGCCAAAAAGAAAAAAGAAAACCAAGGTGAATCCAGAGCCTCAGCCTCTGAATTTTATAAAAAATAGATATAAAAATTTGCATATATAAAAAATAATATGTAATTTTGCATTGATAAAAATATTTAATAAAAACATATATACAACATGGCAAGGAACTCAACAACAAGTCTAAAGAAGTCAAGAGGTAAATACGAACTTCTAGGATCCATGAGATCAGGAGGAGGTTCTATGACTTACAGAGACATTAAGAGGCAAGCCATTATCCTTGGTATGCCTTTCCCAGATGCAACTGGGAACAGTATTGGTGCTTTACTTAATTTTATCAACAGCACAAGTAATCAACCAGATCCTTCTCTCATCAATAAGTACGATGAATGGATGGATTTCCAACTTTCAGAAAGAGGGTATGCGAAGGATGACCCATTAAGGAGTTCACGCCTTCGTCTTGGGTTTCTTGGAGAAGAACAGGAAGACGGATCTAGAAGATCCAAACGAATAAAAGGAGTAAAGAAACCAAAGGAGAAGAAAAAGAGACAGAGAGATGAACGAGGTTTAGTTGCAGGGACAAAGAAATCTTATACTTTTGAACTCACAGCAAAAGGTTATGACCTTGAAAGAGTGACAAGAAGAGTTTTAAAGAAGTTCCCAGATGCTAATGCCAAGTCCATCTCTCTTTGGTATAGGAAAGCAAAACGTGGAGTTAAATAATGGTAAAACTCAGGAGGGACGTAGATAAGGTATACTCTAAAGCAATATATGCTTGGTCATATCATACTACCTATAGTTATAGGTATTGCCGAGTAGTGACAGAAAAAAGCTTTTATAAGAAGAAATACTGCCAAATACCCTTTTATTCTAGAGTACATGCCAAACATATTCTAACGTCTTTATATGGAGTTGATTCACTTAAATATGTACACTTCATCTCTGGTAAAAAACTTAGAGCACAAGGTATGAAGGTGTTCAAGCAACAGAAATATCCTTATGAAGTTTACTTTGGTGAACATGGTATACAGAATGAGGTATATGTTCGATCAAGAAAAAGGTACGAAGTATGTCATATATATTGGGGATCGTTAAAGAAATATATCTATCCTCCAGAGTTTATTTACGATAAACATCGTAGGAGATACTTTGCAGTTCTCTTACAGAGGAAACGAAGGCAGGGTATAACTAAGTTTAATAAATGGTATAAACAACAATTCTATGGTAGTAGACAGGGAATATCTAAGAAGCATCTCCAATCCAAGAGAAAAGAGATCAATGATGCTCTCTTACAGGAGATACCATCGCTTAGACCGACTTCACGGAGGTATAGGACGGGTGATATTTGATAAATATAAGGATGAGTATACACCTAAGATCTGGGCTTATGCTCTATCCCTGTATTCACATCAAAGGATTATAGAACCGTTCAAAAAAGAACATTTCGAAGAGGCTGTTAAATGGGAAAAGGCCTGGGATAGGATCTGGGAAAGATTACCTCATGTTTACATAAATCTCACAGATGACCAACTTGAAAAACAGTTTGAATTTATGGGATATGTGAAAGACTTGAAAACCCATGATCTATATGCTTATGTTTCCAGCAATAGGCAAATAAATGGTCATTGGTGGATTCACCCTAAGAAATATACCGATAACATTTCGGCAATTGAAAAAAGACCATCGGTTCCATATATCTATGATAATTGGGATCCGTACATATTAGAAGGTTATACAAAAATTTTAAGACATGGACAATAATATTAGATTTCACCATCATTCTGTATGGCCTGCAAAGGTTATAATAGTATGCTCTGGAATACCAGATGAGCATAAAACTATTGCCTCTCAGCAAGAGATGAATCAACTTCTAGAAGAGGTAAAACTATACAACTCTGAAAACGAAAATCAAAAACGGATTATATCCATATAATATTAACATTTAAACATTAAACAATTATGGCAAACAAAAAGACAAAGAAGGCTGCTGAACTCAAGGAAGTTGCACGCCTTGATCTGGGAAATGGTTCTATCCTCGTTAAGTACGAAGATGGTAGTTATGCAATCATCACAACCGTTGCTATCTCAGCAGAACAGGCCTCTGAATTCTTCGGATCCGATGAGGACGACGATGAGGATGAGGACGACGATGAGGACGACGATGAGGACGACGATGAGGACGACGATGAGGACGACGATGAGGATGAGGACGACGATGAGGACGACGATGAGGACGACGATGAGGATGAGGACGACGATGAGGACGACGATGAG